CTTAGGATTAAATCAATTTGATGGGGATTTATATTTAACTGCACAAAATATAGATGTTTTATATGTTATAAACCCGTCATCAGGGGCAGTGGTACATACTCAAAATCTAACATCAGGAGCAACAAGGATAATTAATAACCCTCAAAGAAACTCAATGTGGGCTATTCAACCAGATAACAGAACGTTAATTGAGGTATCTGTCACCTTAAATAGCGTTATAAAGCCTTTAGATGTAAACCCACAGCTAGTTGGTGAGAATTTATATGGAACACTAGATCCAGACTATACACCACGTGAAGATATGTGGTTGAAAACAAAAGAATATATAAGAAAACCACGTGAGAATTTTGAAGGTGGTATTCAAACAGAACTATATTGGAAGTGGGAAGATGATAACACACCTGAATTTTTTATGTATGACTTTTCTGGTGAACAACTTGATAAGGATGGTGTTTATGCTTATAAAGGAGTTAAGCCTTTAGATAAAATAGTATTAAATAAAAACAAGAACAAAGACAAGAGTAAAGTTTTTTTACCAGAGTACCAACAAACAATATTCGATAAGATATCTTATGACATACCATTTATAGACGATCAAGATGAAATATCAACTGATGTAGAGCCACTTGAATTATTCATTGGGTACAAATCAGAGAATGAGGGTGCTTATAAATCAACACTTCGTTTATTCAAAAAAGAAGAAATAAGATTTGATATAAAAAGTGATGAATTTACTAATATAAATTTTGAAACTATCGAAACTAAAAATGATAGATATGGTAAAATAACAATAAATCAAGACTCAAATGAAAATTTCTTAAATAGGAACTTAAAGCCTGAACAACTATTAGTCATCTATTTAAATGATATAACTAATGAGTTTAACCAATATTCTTCTGATAACATGTCTTCTGTATTTAAAATAAGGCAAGTTTTCACAAAAAGTATTATATTAGATTTCATAAACGAGGGGGATTTCTTAGTAGAAGAAAACACTAGAGTTATAGACTACCCTAATATTAATGATGTAACTTACCTCAACACAACCTTCAAAATATCTGACAAAGAAATTGGGCGATTTAATGTTTATGGACAGACAGAAGAAGAGGATGAGCGTTTTAAAATAGAATTGGGGAATGTTGGTAAACTTATAGGTCCTGATGAGGTATTTATATTCAAACAATATGATATCCAAGAAGGTGGTATAGACTGGACTTTTCTAAATAAGAAAAGAAAAGAGTTAATGATGACTAAGCACTTAATATATCCATACATAGGTGCATATAAGTCTATTATAAATGCAATTAATTTCTTTGGATATAATGATTTACAACTCAACGAGTATTATAGAAATATAAATCCTGAATCTGAAAACTTTTCTAAGCTTTTTAAAGTCGAAATACCTGACATCTTTGATAACACAGTCGAAGGTTGGGAGGAAAACGATTTCATAAAAGGGACATACCCTAATGAAAATTATGAGGATACTAAACTCTTCAATTTAACTTACAACATAACTGATAAAGACGGTAATAATGTATTAGATTATACGTTAGATGAGGTTATTATAAAATTACAAGGTTTAAAATATTGGTTAAAAAATAATATCATTCCTTTAACGCATGAGATTGAGGATATAACAGGAAAGGCATATGTAAAAACTTCTGACTATATACAACATAGACTACATGATATAAGAATAATAAATATAAAAGAGAATATGACACCGATAACATTTAAAATGAACGAGGTGTATTTGATGCCAGTTAATTCAGGTTCTACTGTTTATAATTGTTCTATTGACTTTTATAGTATAATAAAGGGTGTTGGGAAAGAAGATATGCTAATAGATCCTGTTGAAAGCATAGAAAATACAGTGTTAGAACTTCCAGATAGTTTTGATGTGACTGTAAGAACATATAAAACATATAAAGAATGGGAAGCTTTCAAATCTTATAACAAAGGAGATAAGGTTAAATACTTTGACTTCATATACGAATCTGTAAATGATGGAAATAGAACAAACAATCCAAGGAAATATGATTCTGCTTTACCATGGTCACCAAATACATTATACGAAGCAGGTACAATAGTTTTATATGATAGGAATTACTATTCATATAGGGGTGAGAATGGTGTGAGTAGTCAAATGCCACCTAGTGTAAGCCCACAATCATGGCTTAACATATCTCAATGGATAAAAATAGATTTAGAACCAGTTCAAACAATAAATGAGTTTAGAAAAGGTGATAACTTGCTACCATATAGTTTTACCGTAGACTCAAACATAGATCCATTTATAGCTATAGAAGTTACATCTGATAATGGTTATGGTGAAATATATAGAGATATTAAAAATTATGAACTTAAAGGTTTGAATGATTTAGGAATGAGTTCTGTAAACCAAATAGATAGCTTACCCAGTCTAAGATCACCATTAACACCTATTTATACAACACCAGTACAGTAACTGGTAATTTTATTACAAAAAATTTAAGCAAAAAAAAAATCCCCTTAATTCAAGGGGATTTTTTCGTTTATAATCTTTATTGTTTCTATTCCTGATTTAATTCAGCTTTTTGCTCTAATGTAACATTAGGTTCGAAAGATGCAACCCAGTTACTGATATCACTTCTAAGGTTTTTACCCAAGGTGTCATAATAGTTAATAGATTTACTAATATCCCCAATTCTTCTTAAAACCTGTGCAAACATATAAGATTCTTTACTAAGACCCTTAACCTTATGCTCAGAGATTAAGTGATAAATATAAGTAATTTCAGTTGCATTCACACTATACATAATACTTTCTGTATCATTAGTGTATTTTCCTTCTTGTAATCTAGATAATAGGCTAGATAACTCGATAGCGATAAAGACAGTGTTGACATTATATTCCATTTTCTTATCTAATAAGTTAAATAAGAAATTGTACTGTGGTCTGGTTAAAAAGAAGTTATACTTAGCTTCCATTTGAGCCTTATTATAATCTTTTAAAAGATCTGATGCTTCTTTGTATAGATTGTCTTTTTCTTCATCGGGTTTACCCTTACCATTATTATCTTTCATGTATTTCTCAACTAAAGCAGCTGATTTATCCATGGCTAACTCGTGCTTCTCATCAAGAATTGGTTTTTGCTCATCACCAACTAATGTTTTTAATTCTGGTTTTACGACATTTGTCTGTATATCCTGTTTATTCATAAATTTTTATTTTTTTTGTTTATCCGTTAATATTACCTTCTAATGCAAATAAATCATTTATTGCATCTAATTTTCCTTTCGCATCTGAATACTTTTGTAACCAGGTGTTTTGCTCTTCTGTTATCTTTGAATGTTCTCCTATTCCGCTTAAACCGTTAGTGTAAAGTCTAAGTGTGGACTTAGCTTCTGACATTTCAGCTAGATACTTTTCTCTAAGAGATTCAACAAAGCCTTTTCCTATATCATTTAATCTTATCTTAGAGTCCATATTAAATAATATTTTCTGATTGCTTATCTCTTGATTGCTCTTGATATAGTTCTTCGACCTGATTAGCCTTTGCTACTTTTTCAACACCATACTTATTCACAATAGATGAAAATGTGTTTAAGTCAGTCTTTCTCATTTTGATTTTTCCTGTTTCTAGGTTACATTCAATTTTATCAAGCTCTTGTTCAAATAAGATCTTAATAGATTCTTCATCATAAACATCCATCATTTCTTCGTTTATAACTACTTTAACCTGCTTCCCAACCACGAAAGATAAATCTTCTGGTAGTTTAGAGACTTTTATTAGGGTTTTTTGCTTATAATCCCCAATAAATTCAAATCCTATATCTATAGGAAATGCTTTTTGACTAAAAATTTTAATGAAATCTTCAATCGTTTCTTCTGATAATTCTGTGTATCTATCCATAATTTTTGTTTTTACTTATATAAGTGTTTATAAAAAAGTTTATAAAAATGTGTAAATTAATAAAGATGTTCCTAAAATGCTTATTGGCAATAATCCATAATAAACATAGTTATAATACTTCTGTGATTTAAATAAAGAATATCCAAATACTAAAAGATATGAATATTTACCAACTTTTTTCATTTGGTAAAAATCATGTAATTCGTTTATACCTAATGAATTTAAATAGTCGTTCAACTCAGAGCTATATTTCTTTATATAAGTTTCAGATATTTTATCTATATCTTGCTTTTTCAAAGAATAAGCTTCGCCTATTAATTCTTTGGGTACATTGAGAACAGTGTACATTCTTTTAGCTTTATCAATTCTGATATTGAACTTAAGCTTTAATTCTTCTCTATTACTTTTAATTGTCTTTTTGTAGTAATTGAAAAGGCTAATCTTTTTAAAAATTGACACATTTTTCATACCACTTATATAATATTTTATAAATAAGTTTACAAACCATCATGCATTTTTTGTAAAAATCCTTTAAATCCTTCTTCTGGGTCACCTTCATTTTCTTCTGAAAGCTCTCTAAGCATGTTATTTAGGGAAGATGTTGAATTATCAATGTTAGATAATAGCTCTATAACCTTATCTAATTTTTCTTCTAATACATCATTAGCTTGTTTTTTATCACTTTTGGTTTCGGATACAACATTTGTATTATTATTTTCATCGTTTCCACTTGCACCACTTTCTGTTTTTTGTATATCAAAAGCTTCTGGATTAGTTATTTGTCCAGTAAATTTAACTATATCGTTGAAATCAGTTACGTTAAGTGATCTCATTGCTGTTCCAAGATTAATAAGAGATGATGCTAATGTATCATATCCTTCGGCTAATGTAACCATTCTTTTGGCAATTCTAACTATTGGATCAGTTGCGAATATATCAGATGCAGACTCCCTAACATTATCCAAAAATGACCTATCCCCTTCATTAGTTATTTCTTTAACTAAATTATTGAAGTCAATTATATTTTTTGATATCCCAGATACATAGTTAGAATCGATAGATGTAGAGAAAATCCCATCTTTATCATAAAGTATTCTTGCTACTTCGGATATTTTATTTGCAGTATATAAGACTTTCTTATAGTTAGCATCTTCGTCATCAATATATTTAGCCATAGCAGTAAAGCTCCCAATTGATTTACCGACATTACTAGACCACTCTTTATCTGGATAGCTTTCCCAGTCTACATTCTCACTACTAAATACACCTGCAACTTCTACGATGGATTGTGCTATGCCTTTAATCCCATCTTTGATATCATTTATAACAGATTTCCCTGACGTGAAGAATCCAGTTTTTTCCATAAGTAAGTCGAAAACAGGCGCAAATGCTGTTATAGCACCACCAACACCTTTAGACCATTTTTCAGAAGGATAAGAACCTGTAAACCCAACTCTATTACTATTAAATATACTTGCCGACTCAATTATACTGTTCGATATAGATCTAATCCCATTTGTCATATCTTCCACTGATATTCCCGAGGAAAAGAAGCCTTTACTATTACTTATAGCCTCATACACAGGTGCAAATGCTCCTATTGCTAATGCAGTACCCTTTGCCCAATCTTCACTAGGACCACCTGCATAACTACCTTTTTGTAATTCAAATGAAACATGTACTATTGTACTAGCAATATCAAGCATCATTCTATTTGCCTTTTCGAATGGATTATCAGCCCCAAAAGCTTGAACTACACTAGATGCTATACCAACTGCTCCCAATGCAATAATAATAGGCGCAAAAGTACCAAACAATAATGCAGTACTTTTTGCCCAATCATACATTCCTGTATTATTATAATTACCATTTTGTAATATTTTCGAAGTTGCAACAATAGTACCTGCTACACCTAATATAGCAGCCATACCAGCTGCAAATATAAGAGCCTGTGGACCTGCTACAAAGAGTCCTAATCCAATCGCACTTACACCAAATGTTAATAATGATAAACTAACACCAGATATCCAATCTAAATTAGGATAATCTTCATAATTACCTAAGTTTAGTATTTGTGATGATGCAGCAATAACACCTGCTATTGCAACAATAGCAATACCACCTTTTAAAACAGTTCCTAACCCAACTTTTAATTTGTCTATAAGCTTAATAGGTAATATCATTAAAGATACTGCAACAGCTAAAGTACCACTGAGTAAAAGTATGTTCAACATCTTAGATGAATCTATATTAGCTGTATCTTTTAAAAATTGAGATGAAGCCATTATTGCCAATGATAATGTTGTGAAAATAAGAGGTGCTGCAGCTGATGCTACAATGGCAGTTTTAAAGTCCATTCCTTGAAAGGATTTTATAATTTGCCTTAAACCGAAAGATAATATAACAAAAACACCACTAACCATAGCAGCAGAGAAAAATTGACTCAGACCTATTGGCGTAGTTGCTGATAAGAATTTAGAAGAAGCCATTATCGCAAAAGAAAACCCAACAAATAATATACTTGATAACCCAGCAGCTAACACCGCAGTCTCAAAGTCCATCCCTTGAAACGATGATACTATATTTTTCATAGCAAAAGACAAAACTACAAAAACACCACTGGTGAGAATAGCACCGAAGAAGGATGCTAGTCCTATGGATTTAGTTTCTGCCAAATATCCAGAAGCTTTTGAAATAGACCATGCTAAAACAGGTAATATTATAGGTATGAATATAGATGCAGTTACCACTTGCCCTAATGATACACCATCAAAAGCATCTATCATATTTTTAATACCATAAGACATTATGGCAAAAGCTGATGACATAACTATTAAAGATGCAAATTGTGATGGGGATACATTTGAGGTTCTAGCTAAAAAGTAACTAGAAACAGCAAAGGCAATAGACATAACAACTATAGCACCACTTGCAATGGATGCCTGTTCAACATCAAGATCCAATTTAGCAATTTTCTCAAAAGCTATGGATATTATTGTGATTGCCAAGGAAAGTCCTATAACTGATAAAACATCTACTGACCCAACCAAATTAAAAGCCGAACCTATTGCTAATACTGCCACCGCTATCATAAGTATAGTCCCAACCCCTCGGGATATCTGTTCTTCCCTTTCTTTACTGACTTCAATATCTTGGGTCTTTTTAGATTCCCTTTCTTTAGATAAGTCAATAATAGTTTTTTGGTTTTTTAATATTTCCTCTGTGTTGGTTTTTATTTCTGAAATATTTTCTGAAATAGTTTGTAGTTGCTTACCAAAGTTACCACTCTGTATGGCTTCTGCGGTAGCTGATTTAGCTTCTTTATCTTCAGCTAAAGACTCGGCTAATTGCTGTAAACCTTCACTAATATTATCTAAGGCGTTTAATAACTTTTGATCCATTTAAAAACTTTTGTTTCAAAGTATATATAAAATATCAAGTATTCTTATTAATATATACTATATGAAAATCATTAGAAATAACAAGCTAGAAAACATATTCTTTGGATTTGGTAAAATAGAGAAAAAGATAACTGATAAAAAGAAAAGTAAAATATATTCTTCTATTTATAACAATGGACAAGACTTTATGATGCTTTCAGTGACTAACACCTTTTATAGACTAAGAGATATGTTAGAAAATAAAGTAAGTATTATTTGTAACCTAAAAGACAGAAATGGGAAGATAGGTGAAAAAATAGTAAAAGTTTCAGATAATGAAAATAGAAATAATGAATCTTATGATATTTATATGAAAAGAGATATTACACACAAAATACACGACAGGTACTTGTATAATATTATATATAACGAAAAGAAAAAAGTATACTCTTTGGAAGAACATGATGAATATTTTGAAAAAATAACCAGACTATGATTAAGAAATTTAAACAATTTGTAAATGAAGAAATTTCAGGAACTGAATTAGTCGGACCTGTTGGACCTGCATATGGTGAAACAGGGATTCAAAATAAAACTGTAACTGGTCATGATACTGATGTAGTATTTTGTGATATAACAAATAACTTCTATACAATAGATGAGTATAATAATTTATATGGTGAGTATTTAAAAAATGGTGGTGAGCCGATGTATGGCTTTACCAAAGATAATATTCATAAAATTATAAGCTTTTTAGACAACAAATAAAGAATAATTGATAAAAACAGAAATCAAGAATTATGGGTAAACTAATTACATTAAATGGACTTAACGAAGATGATATCATTAATGATATGATGAACGATGAGTTAGTAGTATATGAGGATGTACAGGGAAGTAAAATATGGGTTAATTGGGATGGTGAAGAGTTTACTATTAAACCAAAATCATTATCATCAAAACCAATTAACTTAATAGATCTTGCTATGCAAAAATATTATAATCCAGCTATTGAATATTTCAATTCCATGGATAAAAGAGTCAAAGCATTACTAAATAAAAAATGGTGGTTTTGTTTCGAATATTTTCCAGATAACCAACCAGGTAATATAGAATATGATAAAACACCTAAAAATAACATGGTGCTTACATCTATAAATAAATCTGGTAAATATAAATTTAATATAGAAGAATTAGAAGAATATTCAAGATTATTAAACGTTGATGTAGTGCCTGTTATATTTCAGGGAAAGCTAACAGAAAGTATGAAAGAAGCGATAAAATACTTTTTAAATACTAGTGAGGATGACTTAGAGTATATATTTGGTGAAAAGTCTTTTGCTTATTTCTTTTATAAAATACTAAACCCATCTTTAAATAATTCATTTTTAATGGATGGTGATTACTATCAAAAAAATATTGAAAAGATAATAATAAAGACAAAAAAAGACGATATATCTTTTCAGTTATTGAATCCTTTATACTCTAGAGTAGAAAATACTAATAATACTGAATTCGTTGAGGTTTATACTTTGATATTAGTGAACTTTCTTAACTTTTCACAGTCAGTGAATCTAGAAGATATAAAAATTGATGAAAATACTAGAGAAGAATGCTACATTTACATAATGTGTAAACTTTTCAACATATATGTTTCGGAAGTCAAAGATGATCTTTTAAAATTTGATTTTGTCGTTCCAGATTTTTTCGATAAAGATAAATTTAAAATAAACACAGAACTTATCGACAACAAATTGACCAAGGAATATATAAAAGAACATAGGAAATTAGAATATATTTTTAAAGTCATACTAGGATCTTTTAAAACGAAAAGGAAAAAGCCTATCGGTATATTTACTGAAAACACAGTTGTATTATTCAATAAATTCGTTGATAAAATATCGAATATGATTGATATTCACCTAGGTATGGTACATGAGGTAGAATTAAACAAATCTGGTCTTTTAGATTTTGGAGATTTTTTCGATATAAAATATGATACGGATGCTGAGGGGCAAGTCTATCCAGATGTTTATGATGAATTTGAAAAAGGAAGTGACTCAAATTCTAAAAAAGACAAAAAAAGCAAAGGTATTGATCCGTTAGACAACAAAAACAAACAATAACAACTACTTATTATATGAGCTTAGTAAAAAATAATCCAATCTTAACCGATAAAAGTTATGATGATGATAGAAAAACTATTGAAAAAATAAAATCAAAAAAATTTATATACCAATTTGTACCAGATGAAATAGCATACTTACTAGATGTGCAGAAAGTAAAATATAAAAATAAAAACTTAAAATCTAGTTACATTATAGACTTAGTAAACACAGGTATTTTTAATGTATTGATTTATAAAAGAAACACCTTTCAGTTAAATTCTGCTGTTATGAGAGTGAGATATGGAAGTCATTATAACATCTATGTAGATTATTTAGTTGATGAGGGAGTATTAGTTAAAGGAAGAGGTTACTTAAAAGGCAGTCATTCTAATAGCTATTCACTCAATCCAGAGATATTAGATAAAAAAATAAGGAGGTATAAAAACTATGATAAGTTTCTATTAAAAAAATACATTAAAAGAGCAATCGGTTTATATGAGGATGAGAAAATAAATAACAATGAATATAATATTGAATTTCTAGTCAGAAGAAAGATGATAGAGAGTCTTTTCACAATAGATATAGACATGAAAAAGGCTCAGGAATATATCAATATGCTCAAAGATGATAAAAATGATATCTTTAATAGAAATATGCATGCGATAGAAGCCATAAGAAAAGGTGATCTATTTTACCATTTTGATAATTATGGAAGAATGCATACTAATTTTACTGTACTTAGAAGTTTTATAAGACAACAGTGCTTATCTATAAATGGTGATAAGTTAAAAGAGCTTGATATACATAACTCTCAACCTATGTTTTTAGCTAAATTAATTGATTCATGTAACAGTCCTTGGGTGGATAAAGAAGAATTAAAATTTTTCAAAGATTTGGTTAAAAAAGGGAAATATTATTCATATATAATGGATAGAATGGGTATAACTAAAAAGAAAACAGCTAAAAAAGTAACTTATAACGTATTATTTGGCAAGAATAAGATATACACAGAGGATAAATTTGATAAAAACAATGAATTTAAAAAAATATTTCCATCTATATTTAAATTTATAACGATATTTAAGAACCAACATAATAATCATAAAGTTCTATCTTATAAATTACAAAGGCTAGAATCTAACCTTATCTTTAATAGGATAGTTAAAAGAATAATGGAAAAAGAGCCAAGCATTAACTTATTCACTGTACATGATAGTATTTCTGTGCCATCTAAGCATTATGAGATGGCACAAGAGATATTTGTTGATGAATTAGCAAAAGAATTCAATTTTAATATATAACTCATGGATCTAACTAATATCAATAGCTCTTATTTGATAATCCATGGTAATAAAATAGATGATGTAGTATCTGTTTTGTATGCCATGGGTTATCACATCTTAGACCTTAAGACTTTTTTTAAGGGTGTCTATGGTGATAGTGTACTAGCTACAAATGATGTTAGCAATGATGAGCTTAGAAAAAATTCAGTATTTTTATTAAACCATTTTGATATAAGTGACTGTATCATAAAATACAATGGCGATGAATCTATAAAAAGAATATTTCACGATGGTAGGGAAGATTTATTAACACTATCAGTTTATAACACTGATGAGGATAAAATTTCTTACATATTAAATGGTATATCATTCTCATTTCTAGATCAAACTAGATACTGGAAACCAAAAAAACATGATGATCTAAAAAAAGGAATGGTAGTCGAGTATTTAAATAACAATAATAATTGGTGTAAAAAAACTGTTGACAATCCATTATTAGAGTATAATAATTTTTTCAAATTACTTATAAAATACGACAAGGTTAGAGTAGAAAATACTAAATAATTGGCATTTCATAATAATTATAATCGAAATTTTTAGTCTGGCTATACAAAAAAGCTTTATTTTTTTCATCAATAATAACATTTATACCCTCACTGATCTGATTATTGGGTATGGTAACTATTACTGACTTTCTATCAAGATTTTTATCAAATATAAAGTTGGCTTTTTTATATTCAGAAGATATTACGTGCATGTACAACTCATGTAGATCTTCGCCAAATATAAGTGTGGGGTTTATCGAAAAATTTAAGCTTGGATTGTTTCGATAAACATACATATTGTTATAATAATTAATATTATTAAGGATGTTTCTAAAATTACTATCTAGCGTTTCTAATTTAGTTAAATGTAGATGTTTATATTTATTTGTATCAATAGGTTTGGTTATAAGAATATCAGAATTTATAATTTTTTCAACTATAAAATCATAAATTGTCTCATAGGTTAAAAAATTGTACCTTTCGAAACTCGATGCATAAGTTTTAAAAGTAAATGTGTTTTTATCCGATGTTCTTTTTATTGATTTATCTAATTTATTTTTCTCTTTATCATAATCATCATCTGATATTTCAAAATTTAAACGTTTTATTTTTAAAGGTCTTAAAGCTTTGTTTATATCATCATACACACTCTTACTATATTCATAAGAGGCAGAAGTATAGTGATAAATCAAATTTTGTTTGTTTTCTATCTCTTTAAATTCTACGTTACAAATCGATTTTATGTCTTTTAAAAAGTCTCTATTTATCATACTTTAGTTTTTTATTTTTCTTAATCAAAGGTTTAATTGATTTAGATAAAGTCAACCTATTCATTTCATTATATTTTTGTAAAATTATTAGGTTTCTTTTATATGCATTTCTGTCTTTTAACTCTCTTATATGGTATAAATGATAGCAATTTGATTTCATTTCTTTATGTGTAAGAAAATATTTGACTTTCATGTTTTGAAAGTCATCTTCAGCACCCCATCCCTCAAATATATCATTCCAACCTTGGATCTTATTAATGGCATCTTTTCTAAAAATCACAAGACCACCACACATATTTATTTTTTGATTATCTTTTTCACCTCTTCCATCCTTATCTATTTTATAGATATCACTTAAAGGTTTCCGACTTTCGCTTGGATCTAAATCAACTACTTTATTATAAGGACTTACAACTTCGTAAGTTTTAGTCATTTTTAAGCCTTCTAATAAACTATTTTGTTCCATTAGTATATCAGTGTCAGTAAAAACAACAATATCGCTCTGTGCGTATTTTAAACCTATATTGAATCCCCATGACCTGTTAAATAACTGGTCGTTCTTGACAAAAATATGTTCACAAGATAAATTTAAGTCTTTTATCTTTGAGTGCTTATCTTGTTCTACTAGAATAACTTGACATTTTTTAAATGTATCTAACCAGTCTAGAACTCTTCTAAGTGGTTTTATTCTATCAGGAGAGTGTCTATAAGACATAATCACCGAAAATTCATAAATATTGTTCATATTGATTATTATATCAATAAACAACCTTTTGTTTAGTCAGGTGCAACTATTTTGAAGCCTTTTTTGAATTGCTTTACTTTGAATAAATCACATGATTCAGAATTGGTTAGAATTTTTGGATGATTGCCCCATTTTTCAAAATCAAATTTTTCTAAATTATAAAAAGTGTCCCTAACTTTGTTTTTCTCTATATGTTTGGCTACTTTAGGATCTATTTTATTATTCCTCCCTATCCACTCCCAATAGCTTTCATTATTTTTTTAGTTATATGGTATGGATTCATTTTTTTCCTAAATGCTATTTTTTCTATTGTTTTTAACGAATTCATGTGGACAAAAAAATGATCCTTTTTCAACTTAGTTCTTAGTAGGTAACAGTATATGATACCTTTATCAAAAACAGGGTAGGCTATATGGTTGTTTTGGTGTTTGAAACTCATTTTATTTTTTTTAAATATATTGACCTCTGGTCCGTAATGTTCTTTACCATTTAAATAATGGTTTATATCACCGAATAAGTTAGGACCTGTCATGGGATATCCATCAAACTTGTCCTCGTTAAGCATCACAAATTCAAATAATTTATATATATCTTCGTATGCTATAAAATCAGCATCCCATCTCATTATCCATTTATTTTTAGAGTTATCTTTGGCAAAATTTTTAAGGTCACCTAAATTACTAAGTCCATGATCTTGTGCTTTCAATACTTTTATATTTTTATATTTTTTAGCTAGATCTTCAACTATGTCTAAGGTTTTATCAGTTGACTCATCATCTATAAATATTATTTCATCAACCAATTCTACAATTGATAATATAGATTCCTTTACCCAATACATTTCATCTTTAGCTACTATATTTGCTGATATCTTATATTTCATTATATTATTTATTTTATGGCGCAACTATTTTAAAGCCACTATCAAACTTTTCTATTTTAAAACTTTCACAAGACTTAGATTTAGTTAAAATTTCTGGATGTTTACCCCATTTTTCAAAGTCTATTTCTTCCAGTTCCAATATTTCGTTTTTTATATTTTTAACTTCTCTATCCTTAACACCTTCTGGTGTTAGATTTGTCTTTTCACCTAACCATTTCCAATAAGATTTATGGCTTTCACCAGACATTTGATATTCAGTCATTCTTTTTCTATATGCAAGCTTTTCACAAGATTTCAATTTGTTAGTATGTACAAAAAAATGACTTCTGGATAAAGCTGTATTATGTGGATAGCAATATTTTGTATCTTCGTCAAAAATGGGATAATCATTATACCTATCAGTTTGCTCGAATTGCATCTTATCTTTTTTGTATAAACACACCTCTGGACCAAAATGCTCTTTACCTTTTAAAAAATGATTTATATCACCGTGCAAATTTGGTGCTTTAAGCACATATGCATCATAAGTGTCTGAATTTTCTAGACAATAAGAGAACAGTTTCTCTATTTCTTCATAAGCTATAAAGTCTGCATCCCACCTGATAACCATTTTATTTTTTGATTTATTCATAGCATAATTCTTTAAATCACATAAATTATTTAATCCATGTGTAGAATATTCAAATATTTTTATATTACTGTGATTATTTGCTAATTCCTTAACTATTTCAAGGCTTCCGTCTTTGGATCTATCATCAACATATATAATTTCATCAAGTAGATAAACAATGGATAGTATGGATTCTTTGATCCAATATACTTCATCCTTACATACTATATTTGCGCTTATCTTATACATTTAAACTACATATTTTTTAACAACTTTTTCCTCTATATCAGAGAAGTCTTCTCTTTGTACACAAAGTGCTTTACTTGGAGTATATGCATTTATATATTCGTGCATTTCGCTATAAATAACATCTATTTCCTTAATATATTTATATTTATTAAATTTTTCTAATATCATATCATACACAGTATCCCTAATTATCATACAGTGTGATGTGTATCCTTTTTTAATTTTATTTATATTTTTATTTATTTTCATCGGTGTCTTTATGTTATTCACACCGAAATATATCATATCCCACTCACTACAGTATTTGTATATATCTTTCAAATAGTTTTCTGATAGTTTTTCAAAATTTTCTACAAATTCTACATCATCTTCGAATATTAAAACTTCTTCATAACCCCTTTCTTTGGCTTTTAATAATATTTTTTCTATTGTTAATCCTAAGCAATACGATCCTTTGTTTATTTTGATGTTTTTATTTTTCACATCATAATGATCTTCTGCTATAAACCTCTTTACGCCTGTTATATTATTATTACTAAAATTTTTAAATGAATTTCTCCATCGATTTTTTCTTCTATTTAAATTTATACAAAATTTATGTTTAAAATCACCAAAGTCACCACTTCCATCTTTATGTTTATAGTAGACTAAATTTTCCTCTTTCATTGTTTATATATATTTTAGCTTATCCCATTTCATTCTTTTACTATGTAAAGCCTGATTTCTACTGTCTCTTATATTTGATGTAGATACATCAGATATGCACAGATAAGGGAAAAAAGATAAAGCTTTTCTGCCTAATTGAGCTTGAACTCTAGATAGAATATTATCGATTGATTTATCAATAGGTTGATTAAGCATAATATCATAGATAGATTCATCAAGAGCATATGCAAATGTACCTAGTGTCTTTTTGCAGTAATAAAAATCCTCAATATCTTCTACATCCCAATTATATTGACTAGCACCCAAATACAATAATTTCCAACTATTTAGCTTTCTTATCTTTTGAAAATGTGCATGAAAGTTTTCAGCTAGTAAAACATCATCTTCTAAGATAAGTATTCTTTTGTACTTATTCTTCTTAGCATCTTTTATAATAGACATATGGCTTTCCAAACATCCCAAAGCATAGACATTTTCAATCATACCTTTTCCCTGTACAAAATTTGAAAAATCATAATCAGTGTCTAGTGTTTCACCATCTACTGCTTCAAACCTTTCGTAATTTATATTAAAACTATCTAATCTTTCGGATACTTTTTTCATCTTTTCAGCATCTCTTTTTAAATTAAGAACATATATATTATCAAAATAGTCATTTACATTAATAACGTTATCATCTTCATTTCTATCTACAAAATACTCTTTCATTCCCTTTTTTATGTTCTTGTTTCTAAGTTGCCAAAGCTTTTTGTTATTTTTATACATGTCTTTGGTAGGATTAAAGTCATTATCACTAAGTAGTTCATATCGATTATTATAATTTCTATTCGAAATTTCACCATGATAAAGGTGTGTTATATCACCACTAACATAAGATACAGATCCCTTAACCATATCATATGATTTAGTTGCCCATTTTTTGTAATGGTTAAACCATTTTTCATTCATCTTAGAAGATACTTCATTATCTACTTTTCCTATAAAAGAATAAAACATAAGAGCATCTGCCCCACCAATTATTTGCTTGTCGTAAAATTTTAATTCATCAATTACTTCTCTCCTTATAGCCCAACCAAAACCTGTTATCCCTTTATTTAGATTTATATTCTCAGGCTGTTTATTAACTAGTATGGTTTTGCTAGATCTACCTATATCACCTTTTCTATCAAGCCTTTTTGCTTCCTCAAATAAATGCAAAACTTTAAATTCTTCTAATTTATAATTAACCTCATCCACCCAATCATCATTATCGAATAAAACATCACAATCTATCCATGCAACATTTGTATATTTTTCTGGAAGCTTTTCTAAAGCTATATTTAATAATCTTTCTTTTTGCCACAAAACATTATTAGAGCTACCTTTTATTCTTATTGAATTTTCGTCATCTATGAAAAAGTTCCCATCGTATGAAAGTTCAATAGGGAAAAGATCACATTTATCTTTTATTTTTTCAGAGAATTTTATGTAGTTATACTTTATATTGGTATAACCATTAGGGTTGAAAAATGTTGTTAATACGGCTAGCTTTGGTTTTTTAGTTGACTCTCTTTTTGATTCTATTTCAGTTATTCTTTTTACTTTATTTTCTACATTTAACCATGGGCTTCCCTCAACTCCCAAGTGGATAACATCAAAACCGATATTTTTTATGTTTTTAAATGATTTTTTGAATATAATATCTACCCATTCGTTTTTTGAGTATCTGTCAAAATCAGACTCAGGATATTTATTCTTTTCTTTATAATTGAATAATTGGAAAAAGCCTAATCCTCTATCATTCTCTTTTCTGGATATATCTTTTATATCTTTAGAATTATATAAGTACTCATCATAATCATTAACATTGGGTACTATGTATCTACCACAGGTATATATGCTATCATCTTTAAGTTTATAAATATCTATTTCGTTTTCGACAATAATATCAGCATCTAAAAGTAGTATGTAATCAGGATCTTTTATAGATTGAATACCTGTATTTATAGCCATTGACTTATTTAACTTCTCATCAACACAATTACTATCTTTTATACATTTTATATTATTTACTTTACACAATTCAATAGTTTTTCTATCATTAACATGGGTGACTATTGTTATATTTTCGAATATTTTTTTATTTTGTGGTAGTGTAATTTTTAAAACATCACTGTAGTTAACACAAACTATAATAACATCTAATTTTCGACTAATGTACTTTGAATAAGCTTTAACTTTATTTCTATTAACAGGACTTATGTTTTTCTTTCTCTTATAAGGCTTATTTGTCTCTTTTTTTTGTTCACTTTTTCTCTTTAGATTTTCAATGTTATTACTATTGTATAAAAAGTAATTTTTGGAGTGCTTATAGTTGATACCATAAATGGCTTTTTTAATATCATTAAAAGAGTAGTTTATTACTTCTGTTGAAAATATAAAATCTCTTCCAGAATATATATTATAACAATAATCTATAGTTCTTGTTACATCATAATTTCTCTTTATATAATACTTTATATCTGAACTTTTAACAAGATTAAGATCATTTTTCTCTAAAAAAACTAGTATTCTACTAATAGAAACATTATCTTTGTTTTTTCGAAGACAGGAGTTAATTTTACTTCTGTTATTTTTCACATAATCGTCAGTGAATTTAAAAACTACAACCATTTAATATATATTAAAAATAGAAGCTATGATTAACATAAATAAGAAGAATTTTATAAGCGGTGGGGAAAATGAAGTAAATATTGGGGTTAGTAAGATTATAAACTTTTTAGACTTAATAGGGACTAATGTAGTTTTATTCCATAGTTATATAAATTACCATTCTGATGCATCACAATTCAAATATAGAGACATAGAGGAGCTATTCGAATTGTTAGAAGACAGCGCAAATACTTTCCGTGCAGATGTAATTATAGTTGATATGTTTAAAGATTCTGTTGAAGATGTGTCTAAAGTCAAGAAATATCTAAGCAATATAGGATTGAAGTTTATCATAATATCTAATAATTACCATTATGTGAATACTGATAAAAATGTGAATATTTACAAAATTTCAGAAGAAAGGATAGAGGGTAATAATAGAGGATGGGATTCCTATAGAAATATTTATTATATAACAGATATGAAAACTAAAGATAAATATTCTTTTGATCAATATGTGAAATCCTACGTCAGAAACGCTAAAATAAAAGATATCTTTGATAAATGATTAATAGGCTTTATGTAAAGCAATAAAAAGCTTTTGCTTAGGAGTTAAATTATCTGGATTCCAGTTCCTTTCTTTACATATTTTTTTAAGAACCTTTTCTTTATTGTGCGCTTTATTTTCTTTCATGATGCAATTATATAAATTATTGTTAGAATTAGTATAATTATGCCTATTAAAAAAGAATTTAAATAATCCTTAATAGGTAATTTTCCTAATCTACTATCTATATATCTTATAGTGCAGTTATAGAATAAAGTTTTCAAATACCTATACATTAAAATAATTGATAAAACTGTTGGTATAGTATAATAGTCTATAAATATAACACATAAAAATGTTATTAATGCTAAGTATAATATGCTTTGTATTTTAAGTAATTTGTCACCATCAAAATCTAAATCTCTGTCGCATATTATTATCTTAGAATCATTAACACCTTCTACCATACCACAAGAAAAACAGTGCAAACCCCAAAACACATTGGCTAAAAATATTATAATAAGTTCATTCATAATATGTTATAATTTATTTTATATATTAAAAATAAAATGTATATTTGTGCCATGTTTGAAATAAAAGGAAAATTACACTTTGATCCGATAAATGTGACTAAAAAGCATCACAGACAATCTTCATGGAAAAAAGTTGCTATAATAAAATTCAATGATGACTTACCAGAATACTATACTTGGTTTTTAAATAAAAGATTTAATCTGTATTTGAACAAACCGTTAAGGGGTTCACATATGACACTTATCAATGATAAGATAAATGATGATATATACAACCAAGCTAAAGAAATATTCGATGGTAAAGAATTTACAGTAAGATATAACCCAGAGGATATCCGATGCAATGATAAAGGTCACTGGTGGGTAAAATCATATTGTGATGATGGTGAAGTCATAAGAAATTCTATGGGTCTAGGTAGACCATATTATGGATTCCATATAACAATGGGTAGGGCAACACATTTAAACCTAGAACATTCTAATTATATAAAGAGATTAATAGATAAAGAAATTATAATTAAATAATTAATTTATTATATATCATTATGCTGCATCTTTTTTGTTAAAATTTAAACTTTTTTTGTTAAAATAATATAACATAAAAATAATTTAAATGAATAAAGCAGATAAATATTATATTGATAATTTAAACAAAATTATCAATGAAGGAACATGGGATGAGAATCCTAGACCTAAATACAAAGATGGGACACCATCCCATACTAAATTCATAACAGGGGTTTTTGAGGAATATGACCTCTCTAAAGGTGAGTTCCCTATAACAACACTTAGAAACACTGCTACCAAAACTGGTATAAAAGAAATATTCTGGATTTATCAGAAACAATCTAACTCATTGGAAGTTGCAAGGGACTTAGGTATAAAATGGTGGGATGAATGGGATGTTGGAAACGGGAGTATAGGCAATAGATATGGGTTTACTATAAAGAGATATGATTTAATGAATAAACTATTAGATGGTCTTAAAAATAATCCATTCTCTAGAAGGCATATAATAGATATGTTTCAATATCAAGATTTGGAAGAAACAAATGGTTTATACCCATGTGCATATTCTACATCTTGGTCAGTTAGAAAAGTTGATGATGTATATTATATAGATATGACACTTAATCAGAGATCAAATGATTACATTATGGCTGGATTCATAAACAAAATACAATATGTTGCACTTCAAATGATGGTGGTGGGACATCTAAATAAATACGGTATGAAAACTAAAGTAGGCAAATTCTGTCATTTAGTTCAAAACTTACATGTGTATGATAGACATTTGGATGCTATGCAAGAGATTCTAGAAAGAGATCCCTTAGATATTAATCCATGTATAGTCTTGAATGAGAATAAAGATTTTTATGATTACACACTCAGTGATTTTACTGTTAAAAATATAAAGGGTATAGAGAAATTAAAAAGCCCATTAGAAATAGCTATATAAAATAAAACAAAATTATGAGTAAAGAATTAGAATTAAAGAACTATCAAGACACCCTTATAGAATCTATAAAGAATATAGAGACCGATGAGTTATCAGATGATGTAGATAAAAAAGTAAAAAGTGAGGTATTATCCGAGCAGAGGGTTTATTTCTGGATAAGAATTTATATAAAAGAAGAGAATTTGAATATAAATACGGGTGATATAATTACGATGAAGTGGACACCATCTGGTGAGGAATTAGATACTATATTTACCGCATATGGTAAAAAGGGTTTAGAGAAAGATGAGACTGGTATATCTGAAAGCAAAGAAGATGATAAAAAAATACTTTGCTTGATGGTAGATAGTGAGAAAGTCAATAAAGGAGATGGAATTCCATTCTTAAAGACACTCTTTAGAATAGGTCACCATTACGAGCATCATTTGATTAAAAGAGATCAGCTTATTTTTTATAATAAAGAAAGTGGTATAGAAATTGACTACTATGATACTGATTTTTAATTTTATTAAAAAATAATAAAAAAATAGCAATAATTCGGTTTTGTTAATTAATATATAAGTTATAAAATAAAAAACATTGTTATATGAAACATTTAAAAACATTTGAAAGTTACGAAACAAAAACCAATGAGGGTCTAAAAGATATCAAAGGAAAAGTTTCTAAGTTTGCAACAGGATATGCTTCTAAGGAAGAAAAAAAGAAAGCAGAAGATGCTTTCATGAAAGAATTAGAAGAAATGGAAAAGAAAGCTGAAAAAGCTGGTGAGGATTTTGTCTTTGACAAAGCTAGTCTTTTAAAGCAAGCTAAAGAAAATAAATTTCTTGGTAAGTTAGAAGAAAGAACTTCCAGAAAAGACGGTAGGACTTTTGTTGTATACGTAGGTGGAAAAACTGGTTTTGGTGAATTAGCATCAGGTGCTAAACACTCAACTAACCAAAATAGATAATAAACTTATTATATTAAATTTAAAATTCACTTTATTTAATTATAGAGTGGATTTTTTTGTTTCTAATATTTTAATGTCAACCTCATTTAGACCATCTAAACCAATGGAACTAACTTTATCAAGAACATCATCTATGCTAAGATTATCAGATCTGTATTCATTGACTATATCAATATTATAGTAGTAATCTAAGATTTCATCGGAGAGGATAACATCTGATATATCTTCACTATAATAGCTTGCGTTGTATTTGTCTAATATATAGCACATCTCTTTGTATTTATTTTCTGTCAAATAAATTATAAGTGTATCAATATCTGACACCTCAGCTTTAATGTTTTCTAACGATTCAAAAAAATTGTCAATTTCTTGATCTAATTGTTCTGATAGAGCTTTAGTTTCATGAGAACAATCTTGTCTGTCATCAATATTAAACTCGTATAATCTGTTAGTTTTCATAGTTTTATGTTTTTTAGTTGATACAAATATAGCACAAAAATGGTCTATCATAAAATATTAAGAAAAGATTAACATATTTTATTTTTTTATTTCATTCATCTAAAACTAAAATACATAAAAATTGCTATTCTGATTCATAAATCCACTTTTTAGATCCACATCCGAATAATCTAAAGTAACCCTTTTCATACATTATATCTTTTTCAGTTTTGTTTATATCTTCACCTTGACTAACTAATTTGTCTTTTCTGAAATTAAATCTATGATACCTTATACCATTTTTACACCAAAAATAATCAGGTCTAGAATTTCCATCTATAATAAATCCCATTTTAGAATAAACACCACCTTTAGAATGGCTATTTAATGAATAAGAAATTAATTTATCAAATACAAAGTTCTTTTTGAAATATGAAAACAATTTAGATGCACCCCCAACGACTGTAAATCCTAACTTATTACAAAATCTAAGCAACTCATAATTATTACCCTTGTTAGACTGCCCTAATGATTTTCTAACTTTCCCAAATGTCATTATGCTAATTAGTTCTTCATTATAAAACAACCCTAACTTTATTTTAGATCCAACAAAGCCTTGTATGTGGTTATCTTCTATAAACTGTTTAGCTAATTTATTGTCTGTTATCTCCTTAACAGTACATTTCCTGGCAAATATTCTATTAGATCTAGATAATTTATTATTTATCATGGACTTTACTATATCTTTCTTGCTAGTCCACTCATCTTCCCATATTTGTATAAGGTTTATTCCAATATTATTAAAAAACTCAGTTTTATCTAAGTGATAGTTTTTATCCTTATTTAACTCGGAATGCCAATATAAACCATTATATTCGAAACCTAATTTTAATTCTGGTAGATAAATATCAATTTCTTTATTATTAATCCTATTATTTTCTAAAACAATGCCTTTGTAAATACTTTTTATATAGTCTAATATTTCCTTTTCAGCTATTGAAGTATTTTTAGATATGGGATTACATATTAAACAAATTTCTTCATCATTTTTTAACCTGTTTCGGTATAACTGCCTTTGTATAGTGAATGAATCGTTACATTTTGAACACTTTATATCATACTCTCTTGTAGACGAATCATTTAATGTATATCTCTTATCGTCTACTATTTTTTTATTTTTTTGATTTGTATGTTTTCTTGTTTTATCTCTACAATCTTTTGATGTGATATAAAAATCAGAGTTATATTTACTCTTATTTGTCTCTTTTAGTTTTTCAACAACCTCTTTACTTTGAAGTGCGTATTCTACACCATACCTATTCAGCATAGTTTCTTTAATCTTGTCTCTTGTTTTCTTTACCTTTAGAGGATTATCAACACCAAACTTTTCTATAAAATACTCTTTTAGATTTTCTTTTATAATAGGTGAATGCATAGCATATTCTACACCATACTTATCTACCATAGTACTTTTGGCTTTTTCTCTAATTTCTTTTAACTTGGATGGGTTATCAACACCGTATTTTTTTAAATTAGTCTCTTTTATAGACTTCAATACTTTATCGTTTTGAGTAGCCCAATCATGACCAAATTTCTCTTTATTAGTTTCTGTTACTTTATTTTTAACTTTAGATGATTTGGATGGGTTATCGACACCATACCTGCTTATAGATGTTTCTTTTCTTTTCTTCTTTACTTTTTTTGAACCATAAACACATTTTTTAGAGCAAAATTCTCTAAATCCTTTTTTCATGTCTATGAACTTAACTGGATTCCCACAATAACACTTAGGTATGTTATGTATTTTATTATCATATAAATAAAACTTTTCTTTAAATTTAATATAATCAATACTTATATGATCATTAATAGCTTTCCAAAGGTCAGGATTCCTTTTTTTAATACCAGATTCTGAGAATTTATAAAACTTACTATTATCACACATACACATTATATATAAACATTTTAATTTTTGTTCATATAAGGTATATAAAAAAATATTATGCTAGTAGAAACTCAATACTTAAAAAAGACAAAAAGATTAGTAGTTAGTTACGTTGATAAAAACGGTGAACTAAAACTAAAGTATTACAATTGGGATAACCCAATGAAATACGTATCGTGTGATGATAATGATCCACATCAAGATCCTAAATATAAATCTTGGGATGATAAACGTGTGAAACAAGTTGAGGTAAATTATCCAGATAGATATACTGTCTATAATTTCTTAGATGATCTTCCAGAGGAAGAAAAAGAAGAAATTTTCGCATTTAATATACCAAAGATATATTTCATTGATATTGAAACAGAAATTGTAGATGGATTTCCAGAAGCAGCCGACATTTTGGACAACGAAGGAAATGTAATAAAGGAGGGAGCAGCAACCAGAGTACTATCTATATCAATAGTGTATGACGATAAAATAATATTATTAGGTTTAAAAGATATGCCTGAGGATATGCAGAAAAGAATTAAAGATAATACCAATAAATATTTTAAGAAGTTTGGTACAGAATATAAATTCAGATATGTAAAATATGATGATGAATTTGATATGATGTATAATTTTTTCAATAAAATGGTCCCAAAAATGCCAGTGTTAACAGGGTGGAACTTCCTTAAGTATGACTGGTTATATTTGGTTAATAGAGCTAGGAAAATATCTAAAACGGTCAATGGTAAAGAATACAATATTAATCCAAATGTATCTTCACTTACTAGAAAGATAACAAAACAGTGGGGTGCAGATTTTGAGCTACCTGCACATAGAATGATTTTTGACTACATGCAATTATATGAGATAGCAGATACATCTATCAAAGTGAAAGAAAGTTCATCATTAGATTTTGTATCAAGTAAATTAGTAGATGTAGAAAAAATTAAATATACTGGATCATTACAAAAATTATATGAAGATGATTTTGAAACCTTTATGTATTATAACGCAGTGGATAGTGTTCTAGTTCAAAAAATACACGAATCTAGAAACTACATATCTATAATATTTGCGATATCTTCATTAGCTAGAATTAGAATAGTAGATGTAATATCCCATATGAATAACTCTTTGGCATCACTAGCAATAACAGAAGGTGTCTTAAGGAATCGGTTTAGAGAACAGGATAATACTGTTTTATTCAAAGATGATAAAGGTCCTGCTGAGTCAACCATTAAAGGTGGTTGGGTTCGAGATCCTGTTGTAGGTCTAAATCAGTGGGTTGTCTGCTATGATTTCGCTTCGCTTTATCCAACCACACAAAGGCAATTTTACATTGCACCAGAAAATTTTGTAGGTTTGCAAAGCCCTAATGACAAAACAGTGTGTACAAATGGTAAGAAAATAGACCCTGATAACCACGTAGTGTGCGTTAACAAGACAGTTTTTGAAAAAAGGCTGTCACCTACATTAAAAATGTTAGAGGACGTGTACGCTGATAGAAAGAAGAATAAAAAAATTATGATGTCCAGAAAAGAAGAGCTTAAAAAGATAACCAATAAAATTTCCAAGCTTAAAGCCGAAATATAGGTATCCGAAGTCACGTTATATATACTTACAAATTAATCAATAATTTTGAATAGTAACTACTATGTTTATGCATTATTAGATTCGTCTAAACCAGGAACTTATAAATATGACGATTTGTCTTTCGATTATGAACCTTTTTATATAGGTAAAGGAACTGGTAATAGAATAAAAGATACATTATACGATAAGACTTCTTTTAAAAAGAATAAAATAGATAAATTAAATAGCCTTGGGGTAGAAATCATATCTATTAAAATAAAAGAAGGTATAAGTAACGAAAAAGCTATCTTATTAGAGAAAAAATACATAAATTTAATAGGTAGGAGAGATCAGTTAAATGGTTCATTAGTTAATTTAACAGGTGGTGGAGATGGTAGGTTAAGTAGCCCACATACGCAGGAAGTTAAAGATAAAATATCAAAAACATATCTATCTAAGAATTTAAAATGGAATCATAAAAAAGAAACACTTAAAAAAATGTCACAAAAGCAGAAAGGTCAAGGTAATGGATTCTATGGGAAAAAACATAGTGAAGAAGTGAAAGAACGCCACTCAGAATTAATGAGTGGCGTAAGTCACCCTATGTATGGGAAGAAACATACCGAAGAAGCCAAGACTAGGTTAAAAGAACATAGAAAAAATAACATATCCAATGATTTGATAAAGCAATCTTGTCAAAAATTCAACAAGGAGGTAGATATGTATAATTTAAACATGGAATACTTAAAATCTTTTAAGTCTGTAAAAGAGGCATCGGAAAACACTGGTATAAATGAATCCTTAATATCTAAATGTTGTAGAGGTGATATAAAATCACCCACTAGGTATTATTTTAAATATAAGAATAAAACAGATAACATTAAATCAAATAAGTTTCTCATAAATAAAGGAGATCTCTTCTTTTATAAGAAAGATAGATATGTTTTATTGAAAAGAAATAAAAAGACTTGTGTGTGTTTAAATGATGATGGTAAGGAAGTTACTATTCATACAAATGATTTCAAGTATTTATTTGAAAAAGAAAAGAACGATTCTGATATAGTTGAACTTTTTTTATTCGTAAAGAGTTTGTATAGTGAAACAGTTTTAAAGGATGATATGATTTACAATGAAAAAATAAAAATAAGATTTTTGAAAACTATAAAAGAATCTGAAATTTTTAATAACACAACTAAGATAAAAAAAGATAACCATGATATAATCATATTTGATGATGAATGGGATAGTAATAAAGATATAATAAAATCTAGAATAAAGAATGCTTTAGGATTTTCTAGGAAAATAGGAGCTAGAAAATGCATTATTAAAGAAATTTCTGATAATAAGTTAATAAAAAAATTCTTAAAGGAAAACCACTTACAGGGATTTGTAGGATCTAAAGTTAAAATAGGATTATTTTATAAAGATGAGCTAGTATCATTAATAACATTCGGTTCTTTGAGAAAAAACCTTGGACAAAAAAGTAAACAAGGACACTATGAGTTGCTAAGGTTTTGTAATAAGAAAGGCTTGAGTATAGTTGGTGGTGCTTCTAGGTTATTTAAATATTTCATAAACAAATACAATCCAGATTACATTTTGAGCTATGCTGATTATAGGTGGAGTGAGGGAAACTTATATAAAAACCTTGGATTTGAACTAGTTGATAAAACAATACCCAACTATTTCTATATAATAGACTATAAAAGAAAGAACAGATTTAATTTTAGAAAAGATTTGCTAGTGTCAAAGGGACATGATATAAATAAAACAGAAATACAAATAATGCATGAGCAGAGCTTTTATAGAATATGGGATTTAGGATCTCTAAAGTTTGTATATAGGAAATAATTATAACAATAAAAATATGATAATAAAACATGAATCTTTTTATAATATTGTCCAAAAAGATTTCGGGCAATACTTTTCTATGATGGCATCTGCTGGGAATTTTGACAATATATGCAAGCAGATAAATCTAATTAGTAGAAAGTCATTAGAATATGGATACTCTGATCAAAACATAGAAGAAGATGTAAAATTAGGTACAATGAAGTTTGCAGGTGATTTATTTGAGATATTTGCAGAAGTTTTCTTTTTGATATATGGTAAAGACAATAGAGTAGGCGTGTATGATTATCTCCCTGTTCCAGCCGAAGATGATAATGGTGTAGATGGATATGGCAAAAATATAGAGGGTGGTCCATGCACAGTCCAAGTTAAATTCAGAAACAACCCAACATACGAGCTAAAAGAAAGAGACATAAAACAATTCGGTCTTAAAAGTATAACTGATTTCAACGTAGACTATAATAGACAAGAATCTATGGTTATATTTACTAATTGTGCAGGTCTTCATTGGTATAGTGAGTCACAAGTATTCACAGACTTATATAGAGTTATTAATTACGAATCTATCAAAAAATTAACTGATAACAATCATGCCTTTTGGAGTTCATTTGAAGATATTGTATTGGAAACAATAAAAAGTATGGATATTGATGAGTTAACTAATATTTATAAAGATAAAAAATATACTTACTAAGTATGAGAGATATTAAAGAAATTTTGTTGACTTTGAATGATGACCAAAGAGAAATGTTCAAACTCCTACAAGCTAATAATGTTCATCAATTCCGAGTTCCTACTGGTGTGGGTAAGGGGTATGTTATGATATTGCATATTTTGTGGAGGCTTATTAAAACTAAAGATACTAAAGTAGCCATAGCTAGTCACAGACTTAGCCTTAATAACCAACATTTAAAAGATTTAATAGACTTTTTTTGTGAGTTAGAGCTAATAGGTAAGGTCAAATTTCTAACAGTTGGATCTATGTCTTTGGACATAAACAAAGTTTTACAGAAAGACAAGGTTTTAGCAAGAAGCTTTAACAACTCGTTATTCAAGTATAATTTAAAAGTAGACATAACCGATAGACTAACTGAGAGCAACATATTTAAATCTTCTTTGAGTCCACTAGAGATAAATCGAATTGTCGCAGATAATGACTCAAAAGGCTTTAAAACCATTATTATATCCACTTACAATAGTTTAGACAAATTAAAAGATCAACATCTTGATGTTTTATATTGTGATGAAGCGCATATATTGGCTTCTGAAAAGGAAGATTCTGATTTTAAAAAATCTTATGAAGTAATAAATACTAAAAGGCGTTTCTTTTTTACTGCTACACCTAAAGATGTTGACACCGAATTAATAAAAGAAGATGAGACTTCTGATATATTTTTGATGAACAACAAAGATATATTCGGTGATATATATACTGTTCCATTTAAAAAATGTATTCAAAAATCTTATATATCAACACCTATAATACATGTGGCACTTCCCTCGGACATAATAGAGGATAAGAATTATGATTCGTTAGAAAATAAGTCTCTATTTGTGAAAGAAGTTTTTAACTCTCATAAGAAGTGGTTAAAGAAAAATTCTTCGAAACCCAAAGACATTGCCCCTAAAATACTCGTAAGGTGTGAGTCTGTGCCTAGAATGTGGGATTTACAAAGGGAATTAAATAGACTAATGCCTGATGTTACTATATGCGCAGGTGCATCATATAACAAAAATAGCCCCAATAACCATTTTATAGATGATGAGGGGATAAAAAGTAGAGATGAATTTGTTGGGAAAGTTCAAAAAATAAAAGATAATCAACCTGCAATAATATTACAATATGATATATTCAGTGAGGGGATAAATGTACCAGGTATAACAGGTGTTATGTTTTTACAGGGAAAAATGCCTACACGTGCTAAGATAATACAAAATGTTGGTAGATCAACTAGACTTCATAAAAAAGATAGAAACCAGATAAGAAAGGGTAACCTATCACAAGATGATTTATCTAAATGGATAAAACCATATTGTGCAGTAATACTACCTTATTGGGATAGTAGAAGCGAGTTCACAAAAGAACAACTTGCATTTACTATAAAAGATATGAGAGATAGATGGGGGTTTGATCCTAGATTTGAAGTCTCATTGGGTGACGATATAGCTGAATCTGAACTCGTATATCAGGACGATGGATTAAATGATTTAGACAGAAAGCAAAAAAAAGCTGTTTTTATAGAAGAAATAGTTCATAATATAGAAACTTTTGACAAAGATTTAATAGAATTAGAAAGGCGTGAAAGAATAAATAATATGTCGCCTTTAGAATTACTTAAATCAAACAGAATATGATAGACGTAAAAAGTACAAGTAAAGGTTTTTATAATGATACTAATATATTAGAAGTTTTCGAAAGCTCTAAATCTATAGATATATTCAACGATGCCATTTTAAAAATAATAAATGATAAATACTGCTTAGATGAAGATTTAAAAGCTTACTTAAATGACGTGAATCTTAAGGATAAAAGATATTCTAACTTAGTTTACTTAGGTGATGAGAATATTATTTGGTATGACCTAAAAAATATAATAGAAAAAACACATGGTATTGATAGAATAAAAAAGGTTCAGAGAAATGTATTTCAATATTTAAAGTATAATGATGATGAAATAAAGTCAAAAAGTATTATAAAGACACCCCAAAATAAGCTAGTGATTCCAATGATTGAAATGATTGATAATTATGATAGTTCATTTTGGGAAAACCCTTATCATAAAGTTCTAGACCCCTGTGGTGGCTTTGGTAATATATTATTGCTAGTCATAGAAAAGTTTATGGATGGTCTATCAGGGAAAATAATTGGTGAGGAAGAAAGACTAAAATGGATCATAAACAATTGCATATACTATGGAGATATAAATATAAAAAATTGCTTTGGTTGGCTTACTTCTATTGATGTAAATAGCGAATATAATCCTAATATATTTTGGGGAGATTTTTTATCAGATGGTTTTGAAAAGCATATGCAAGGTGTTTGGGACATTGAGGGCTTTGACCTAGTTATACAAGATCCACCTTTCAAAAAGGTAAAGGAGAAATCACAACACTATTCGGATTACTATGATAAATTTATAGAAAAGTCTCAATCTATGTCTAGGTTAACAGTAAGCACATCACCTATTAGATGGTTTAGTAAAAGTAACAATAGTGCATTTAGGAGAAAAATGATTAATGATTTTGGTTTAAAAATAATAAACACTATAAAGAGTGATGATGTATATGATAATTTCAAATTAAGAGGTGGTGTTAATTATTCCTTGATAGATAAATCTAGCATTAAAAACTCTAAAGTTATGGTAGATGGTGAGTACATCAATTTATCTAAATATGAAATAATACCGAATGATACATCTGAATTAGCATTTTCTATAATTGATAAAGTTATTGATAAGAAAAATATTAATTACAGGCTTAACTCATCTCTACATTTTGGTATTAAAACTAATGATCAAAGATTGTATAAGAGTGGGCAGTATAAGTGTCATGTTTCTAAAGTAAAGGGTAATATAAAGTATATATCAGGTATTGACCTAAGGCTTAAGAAAGTAGATAAATGGAAACTACTTATACCAAATACAACTAATTCTGGTGGGATGAGAAAAGAGTGGTATAACAGAATGATAATTGCTAAACCAGGTGAATTATGTAGCCAAAGCTTTTCTTTTTTTGATTTTAACACAGAAGAAGAGTTATTAATATTTAAGAAATATTTAGAGAGTGATATCGTATCTTATCTTGTAAGGCTTAGAAAGGTTAAACAACATGTTAACTTAGAAATATTCAAATGGGTCCCAGATATCAATATAAATAAAATAATTGAGAGTGGTATAACACCCACCGAAGACTATTTTAGGGATGAACTGGGTATAGATAAAACCTTAGATTTGACCATAAAGTAATAAACTAAAAGATAAAAAATAATATAACAATAAACAATAAAATATGTCGTTTAAAAAAGACCTTCAAAAATATAAACCTAGGAAAGAACAAAGAGATACGTTAGAATTTATAGATAGTGAATACAAATCTAATCCTAATACTAAGTTTTTTCTACTAGATTTACCAGTTGGTACTGGAAAATCTCACCTTACTATGATGATAACTGATTGGTATAGAAAAAATGTAAATAGGGCAACACGTGTTGATGTAATAACCAATAGCAAAATACTACAAGATCAATATTCTGGAACATATGAATCTATATCAGATTTAAAGGGTAAAGAAAACTATGAATGTACATCATATTCTTGCTCTTGCGCACAAGGGGCAGAGTTCAATAAACTTAATAAAACAAAATGTGAGTCTTGTCCATATAATAGTGCAAGAGAGACGTTTTTATCAGGTGGTATTTCTTTAACAAACTTTTATCTATTCATATTATATTCTATGTATAACTCAAAAGTTATGGAAAGCAGAAACTCTAGTGTGTTAATAGTAGATGAAAGTCATCAGTTTGATGATGTTATGTCTAATTTCGTAACGATAAAGATAACATCTAAAATGGTCAAAAAGTTTAAGTTTCCTAATGAAGAATCTATGTTAAAAAGACTAAAGTATGTTAGAAACATAGACCAGTATGTTGATTTTTTAAACTATTTTTGGAAAGAAGTTGAAGGGTGTGTTAAAGGTCTTGAAGGTTCACTATCTTCTGCTAATAGGTCTGTATTGAATGATAAGAGAAGCTTAAAATTAGGCAAAATATTAAACAGTAAAAATCCCGATTTAAAGATAATGAAACTGGTAACAGACTTAAAACAATTAGGGACTAAGATAGAGATATTTCTAAGGGAGTATAAGGAAAATCCAGACAATTGGGTATTAGAGACACCTTATAATGAAAAAACTAAACAAAAGGAGTTATCATTAGAGCCTATATGGGCTTATGATTATCTGGATAAGTACATATTCAGTAAGTATGATATGGTTTTTTTGATGTCAGGTACTATTCTAAATAAAAAACTATTTTGTGACCTAAACGGATTAAAGCCTAGCATAGCCAAATACTATTCTATACCCTCACCATTTAACCCAAGGGCTAGACCAATTATATACATGCCACTTGGAAAAATGTCTTATACTAAAAAAGAAGAAACCTTTAAAAAATATATTCCTTACATTAAAAAAATACTTAACAAGTATAAAGGTAAGAAAGGGATAATACACACTAATTCATTCGAATTACAAAAATGGATTCAAGAGAGCATTGATGATCCTAGATTGGTTTATCATGATTCTAGTAATAAAGATGAGGTGCTTAAAATGCACATGGAATCAGATGAGCCAACTGTCATAGTATCACCATCAATGGCTACTGGTGTATCTTTTGATGATGATTATGCTAGATTTCAAATAATAGCAAAAATACCTTATCCTTCATTGGCATCAAAGAAAAATAAACTTAGACAAAAACAGAACCCAGAGTGGTATTCTTGGATGACATCGGCTTTATTACAACAAGCTTGTGGTAGGATAGTTAGATCTAAATTGGATTATGGGGATACAATAATAATAGATTCATCATTTGGGGATGTATTAAGGTATTCCAGTCACTTTCTGCCATTGTGGTTTCAAAAAGCAATAAAAACAATTAACGTAAAATAAAGAATAATAATTATGAAAATATTTTTAAGAAAAGGCGATTGCCTTGAAATTATGAAAGAAATACCAGATAATAGTATAGATGCTATTATAACAGATCCACCATATGGAACAACAGCATGTAAATGGGATAGTGTTATTGATTTTAATTTAATGTGGGAACAACTAAACAGAATTGTAAAACCTAATGGAGCGACTGTATTATTTGGGAGTGAGCCATTTTCGAGTGCTTTGAGAATGAGTAACATTGATAATTTTAAATATGATTGGATATGGGAAAAGCAAAAAGCTAGTAATTTTATGGGGGCAAAATACCAACCTCTTAAATATCACGAAATAATTTCAGTATTTTCTAAAAATAAGCATAATTATTATCCACAAAAATATAAAGTTCTTGAATTTAATGATATCCTAGAAATGGATAAAAAAACTTTAAAGTCTGTTTTCGAAAATAAGGATTATGATAGATATGGAAAAGTTGATAGAAGAAAAACTATAAATAATCCAAAGACTAATAAAACACATATAGGAAATGATATTAAAAGAACTAGAAAAAAGGATGATGGTTTTAGAAACCCAAAAAGTGTTCTAAAAATAAATAAAAGTGTGAATTCTAATAAACACCCTACACAAAAGCCTGTGCCACTTATGGAATATCTTATTAACACGTACACAAGCGAAAATGATACAGTTCTTGATTTTACCATGGGTAGTGCTTCTACTGGTGTGGGGTGTATCAATACTAGTAGAAATTTCATAGGTATAGAAAAAGATGATAAATACTTTGATATAGCGGTAAATAGAATTAAAAAATTAAAAGAAGAAAAGGATTTCAATTTAAAGATAAAATAAAAAAAGCACCTAAGGTGCTTTTTTTTTATTTATTATTTTTCTCTTTCTTTTTCATTTTCTTAATTATACCTTCTTTCAACTTTTGGGGTAATTTCCTTTGACCTTTTGTTAGGTATTTTTCTTCGTCAGATTCATTACTATTTTTAACCTTTTCTACAATTTCACTACTTATAACTCTTCTTCTTATAGCATCCTCTTCAGATTCATCTTCTTCCTTGTCATCTTGGATTTCTTTATTCAATTTATCTTGAATCTCATTTTCTACACCTTCTATGTTATTCGAGTCTACATCATCCATCCAATCGTTTTCATCTTCTTCGGAAAATCTTCCTAGATCAAAAGTTTCGAATTTTTTAAGGTGTTTCATTGTATGTGTGATTATTTTTGTATAAGATATATATTATTATTTAATTATGATTTTACCTCTTTTTATACAATTTATATAATTTTTTTTATATATACTTTATGGTTAAAATAAATACATTCAAACAGTACGAAATTACAGACAACATGCTTACAGATTTAGCCTATAAGCTATCTAAAACAAATGAACTAAAAGAAACTGAAGATGGTGAAAATAAAGACTTGGTAAATAAAATTTCTAAGGATCTAAAAGTTGATTTGTCTGAATTAAAACAGTTTAAAAAAAGTATCAGTGTATTTCTACCAGTTATCGAATCCGTATTAAGTAATGTATCTAGCATAGAAAATGATGAAGAAATAAATATTTTATCAACTATAGCAACATCTTTCATAATTTACCTAGAAAAAGAAAAAAATTCAAATGAAGAATATTTAACAAAAGCATCAAGAACTTTACTAGAAGAATTAAAACTAAGGGGTGTTGGTAATGGCATGGTGAAAAAAATAATAAAATCATTAGAGAGTATAAAAAACTTTATATCTTTTATTTATAGTCATATGGATAAGGATATAAATAATTTTAATGATCTTATATCAATAAAGGGGATTAATAACGTATTTAAAATATTATCAGATATAATATTAGAATATAAAATGTCAAATGAAGATATAGTTATGAATTTTAATAATATTTCTAGCGGTGCTTCCTTAAGTATATCTAAAGAAAGTATCAAAAATATCATTGACTCTCTTGAAGATATAGATAAGTTAAATAAATCTAAAATATCAAAAGATATAGAATCACAAGACACTGATATAAAGGGATTTACCACATACTACAATGACAGTGAAGTTCCAGAGGGGACTGAAATAATACAAGAGCAGTAAACATAATACACAAAAGTCTATATAACACTAAAATGATTATATATGACACCACAATTAGAAAAAGTTTTTTTCAATTTTATCTTATCGAAGAATAAGAAATATTATGATATAGTTAAACCTTATTTTTTTAAGAACTCTAGTATACAATTTGTTTACGAAGTTCTTAGAGATTATATGCTCAAATCTTCTGATGCTAACCCACCAAGTAACAGACAAATATTAGATATGGTTACTCTTGAAGATAAAGAAGGTATCATAACAAAGCCTATACTTAAGTCTATATTATCTATAAACTTAGATGAATATAATGAAAAAGATTTTATAGTTCCTAAATTTAATGGATGGGTTTTATCAAATCGTTTGAAAACAGGTACTGTAGATGTTATTGAAGAAACTAGAAACCTAGACAATATATCTAATTTTGATGATGCTGTTACTTCAGCCGATAAAATAAAATCTATAATAAATGAGATGTCTTCTGTAAACTTTGTGCAGGACGAAGATATGGGTTCTGATTTCGATGATCCCGAGAACCATGTTCAAGATTCTTCTAGGTATAAAGTCAAGTGTGGCTTTGAAACTATAGACCACATGTTAGGTGGTGGATGGGATATCTCTACACTTAACGTAATAATGGCTCAAACTAATGGTGGAAAATGTTCTTTATCTAATACTAAATTAAACATTAGGGATAAAAAAAGTGGTATAGAGAAAAATTCGACCATTGGAGAACTTTTTAATAAGTTTAAAGATTCAAAAAATAGTAAATAATTTTTATTCACAATAAGACTTTTATATAAAAAATAATATAACATATACACGAAAAATATTAAAATGATAAATAATTTTGAAATAATTCAAGCCGATTCTCTTTTAGAGGGAGAGTATGATAGACCTTTATACGATAAGTTTATTGAAGCTTATGAAGTTGATGGTTTAGAAGCACAAACCCCTCAGGGATGGATAAACATAGAGGGTGTTGGTAAGACTGTAAAATATGAAGAACACAAACTTGTATTAGCCAGTGGTGATGAACTTATTTGTGCTGATGATCATATTTTATACAGGTGTGATAATTTAGACTTTAATTCAAAAAAATGTGATATGCATGAGGTGTATTGTAAAGAATTAGAGTTAGGTGATTTCATAATGACTAAAGATGGTCCTGATATGATAATGGATTTGTCCACTACTGGTAAAAAATCACATATGTATGACTTACAACTAAGTGAAGGATCTAATAAAAGATACTATACGAATAATATACTAAGTCATAATTCCTTATGGATGCAAAACTTTTCAGTCAAAAGTGCTAATAGTGGTCATAACGTATTGTATATAACTTTAGAAATGAGTGAGCGAAAAGTTCTAAAAAGACTAGGGGCAATGCGTTTAAAAATACCTATAAATGATTATGATGAAGTCTCAAAAGACACAGAGCTTATTAGAAAGAAAATAAAAAACCTATCTAAGTCCTCTGGTAATGATCTCTTTGAGAATAAAGTCGGTAAGATAATGACTAAGTTTTGGGCAGCAGGTACTGCAACAGTAGAGGATTTCGATTATTACATACAGCAGTTAAAAGATAAAAGAAATATAAAAATAGATATGTTAGTAGTGGATTACATTACTCTGATAGCCCCTATGAAAGGTCCTGGTGCTGATAATTTATATACTAAAGGAAAACAACTAGCAGAGGGTTTAAGGGCATTAGGAGCTAAATATTTATTTCCTGTGGTCACAGGAGTTCAAGTTGCTAAAGATGCTTGGAATTCTTCTGATATAACATTAGAAAGTGTTCCAGAATCTAAAGCAATAGCAGAAACCGCAGATACGTTCTTTGCTATTATAAGAACCGAGGAAATGAAAAGGCAAAACTTATTTAGATTTAAATTATTAAAACAAAGAGATGGTGATTTCTTAAAATCACAAGTTAGATTAAATTTAAATACAACTTATCTTACATTAGAAGATGATATGTTTGTAGAACAATAAAAATAAAAATAAAAGACATGAGTGATAAAAAAATAAAAGAGGAAAACTTAGAAAATAAGAAATTTGATTTTTTAAGTGAAGAGGATGATGATAATTTAGATATATCAATCGAGATAGAAGAAGATGATTATATTATTTCCAATGATGATGAAGATGATGAAGATGATTCAAATGAAGATGATAAAGTCACACTATCTAAGCATAAAAGCGAGGGTAAACACTCTCTAAAATATGATTCTATATTTAAAGGCAAGAAAGAAGATCCTGTAACAGAAGAAGAACCAGGTAATATATCAGAACTCTTTAAAGATACTATAGAAGTAGATAAGACTTCTTCATATTATAAACAATCAAGGGATCACGAAGCCTATGTAAGGGAAAAGAAAGTTAAAGAGAAAGTTTATGATATTTTAAAAAATAAAACTACCCTAAGCTTTACTGCGAATAGAAGAAAACCATCTAAAGTTGATTTTAACAAATATTATAGACTTCTTAAAAAAGAATTGAAAGATGAGAATTTTACCAATGTAGAATTATTTAACGAGCTTTCTGTTTATTTTTCAGACAATCTATTCAATATGTTTAAATTATTAGATAATAAGTGGAGAAATTATATAATTGAAGAACTACAGGAGCATATTGGTAAAGGTGGTAACTCAAAAGAAGTTAGTAATAGAAACATATATGAGGGTACTGAAATTGAATTTAAAGTAACCAATAATAATGAACTGAAACTTTATACAGGTGTAGTTTTAGAAGTAGATTATGACGACTCGATATTTAAAGTTAACTCCTATGAAAACGAGTATATGGTTAAATTAGAGGATGTTACAAAAATACTCAATAACACTAAGTTTAAGTATAACTTAAACAAATTAGACCATATAGATTTTCTATAATTGGTTTACCAAAGCGTGTGTAAAAAACCGCCAAAAAAAGTCATTTGGCGATTTATGGAATTAAAATTATTAGATATATAAAAAACGAATAAATAAAAAAAAATAAGAAAAATATGATTAAAGTAGTAAAAAGAAATGGTAAAAAAGAACCAGCTATCTTAGACAAAATTCTAGATAGAGTAAAACAACAAACTTATGGACTAGATAGAAAATGGGTTGAGCCAATAGATGTTGCTCAAAAGGTAATTGCAGGATTAGCACCTGATATAAAAACCTCAACACTGGATCAGTTAGCAGTGGAAACAGCAGCCTCTTTAACAACAAAACATCCAGACTATTCTATCTTAGCAGCTAGATTGGCTATTACAGCCTTACATAAAGACACCAATAAGTCTTTTTCAGAAACTGCTAAGAAATTATATAAGTACGTAAACCCAAAAACTGGTAAAAAAGCACCTATAGTTTCAAAAGATTTTTATAACATCGTAAAAGAAAATGCTGATGAATTAGACTCCGCTATTATACATTCCAGAGACCATAACTTTGACTACTTTGGTTTTAAAACTTTAGAAAAATCATATCTTCTTAAGATAGATGGTGTGGTTGCAGAAAGACCTCAATACATGTACATGAGAACAGCTATTCAAATACATGGAAATGATATAGAAAAAGTAATTGATACATACAACACTTTATCAGAGGGATATTACACACACGCAACACCAACTTTATTTAATTCAGGAACAAGAAGACCACAGTTAAGTTCTTGCTTCCTTTTAGATACTGAAAGTGATTCTATCGAGGGAATATTCAATACACTTAAAGAATCTGCTCAAATATCTAAAAATGCAGGTGGAATAGGTATAAACTTCAATAAAGTTAGAGCAACAGGAAGCTACATTGCAGGTACTAATGGAACTTCTAATGGTATTATCCCATTCCTTAAAATTTACAATGAAACAGCAAGGGCAGTTGACCAAGGTGGTGGTAAAAGAAAAGGATCTATTGCTATGTATATTGAACCATGGCATGCTGATATTATGGCATTCTTAGACCTAAGGAAAAACCAAGGAAAAGAAGAAATGAGAGCAAGGGATTTATTTTTAGCTATGTGGATGAACGATTTATTCATGGAACGTGTAGACCTTAATCAAGATTGGGCTTTAATGTGTCCTAATGAGTGTAAAGATCTGGAAGGTACATATGGAGATGAGTTTAGAGAAATTTATACTAGATATGAAAAAGAAGGAAAGTATAAAAAAGTAGTAAAAGCTAGAGAGGTTTGGAATAAAATATTAGAATCACAAATAGAAACTGGCACACCTTATATTTTATATAAAGATACTATTAATGAAAGATCAAACCAAAAAAATATTGGTGTGGTAAAAAGTTCTAACCTTTGTGCTGAAATTGTAGAAGCAACAGGTGTCACTAAAGTCCAAAAAGAAATCTTGAAAGATAAAGAATTATTAGAAAGTTTAGACTTAGGCGAATTTTATGGTAGGGATAGTGTAAATGAAACAGCAGTTTGTAACCTAGCTTCTATTGCGTTATCTAAGTTTGTAAATAAAAATAAGACTTATAACCATAAAAAGTTATATAAAACAGCCTATCAAGCTACTGTTAATCTAAATAAAGTTATTGATAATAATTATTATCCATCAGAGTCAGCTAAATTTTCTAACATTTTACATAGACCAATTGGGTTAGGTGTTCAAGGACTTGCTGATGTTTTCTTTCTAGTTGGGATTCCTTATGATTCTGACCAAGCTAAAGAATTGAATAAAGAAATATTTGAAACTATATACTATGCATCTATTTCTGCATCTTGTGACTTAGCAAAAGAAGAAGGTGCTTATACAACCTTTAAAGGTTCTCCTTTATCAGAAGGTAAATTTCAATATGATTTATGGGGTGCTAAACCAACTGATAGATGGGATTGGGAAAAGCTTAGAGAAAAAGTTATGGAGCATGGTGTTAGAAACTCACTAACCACTTGTGTTATGCCTACAGCATCTACTGCTAATATACTTGGTAATGAAGCTTCTTATGAAGCACAAACATCAAATATGTATTCTCGTGGAACACTATCTGGTTCTTTTATAATGGTTAATAAGTATCTAGTAAAAGAGCTTGTTAAAAGAGGAATTTGGGATGATACTGTTAGAAAGAAAATAATTTCTGAAAATGGTTCTGTTCAAAATGTTCCAGAAATACCAACCGATTTAAAAGAAATATTTAAAACAGTTTATGAGATTAAGCAAAAAGATGTTATTGACATGTGTGCTGAAAGGGGTGCTTTTGTTGACCAAACACAGTCAATGAATATATTTATGGACTCGCCTAATTTTGGTAAATTAACAGCAATGCATTTCTATGGATGGGGTAAGAGAAAGTTTATCAAAGATGAAAATGGTGAAAACGTTATCCCAACAGGTGAGAATGTAGAAGTTGTTTATGACGAGGAAGGAAATCCTAAATTTTATAGAGATAAAAGAAATAGCTTAAAGACAGGTATTTACTATTTAAGAAATAAAGGAGCTTCTGATGCTGTTAAGTTTACAGTACAGCAAGAGAAAGAAAAAGAAGAGTCTAAAGACGAAGAAATGTCACCAGAAGATTTTAGAAAAATGGTGGAATCTTCTAGAAATGCACAAGATGATGATGATTGCCTAATGTGTGGTTCTTAATACTATTTTAGTAAATAAAAAAAGGGGGGATAATTAAATTATCCCCCTTTTTTATTATCTCCAAATATTTTCAAGATCTATTCTACCCTTTAGTTCTATTTTTTCACCATTTCTTAATAAAGAATAAGACTGGAATTTTGAAAACTTATCAAGTATTGCTTTGACTTTCTCAATCTCACTTTCTTCGATATCTTCATTGAATATTTTAATTAAATTTTCTATTTCACTAGTAGTTAAATGCTTTTTATGTGAAACAAAATATGTAAATCCCATAAACTTATCCGCATATTCATTTCCAACACCCTCTAATGTTTTAGTTACTAAAAAATCACTTAAAGAATTCTCAACACCTATCTTAGGAAGTGAATATTTATAATTGTCTATAATAAATACTTTTTGTTTATCATCGTAAGCTTTTTTTAGCTTACTATCTATTTCTAAATAATTAAAATTTTCAGGAGCAAACTCTATGAATTTGGTCTTAATTTTTTCTTTATCAAAGTACTCGAAGCCTATCTTTTTATTAGTGGTTAACTTTACTATTTCTATAAAAATATAAACTATATCTACACTAACTAGATCATCAAAGTCGTAACCTTTTGAAAAGGTGATATTATTACTAACTACCTCTTTAAGTTTTGATATAGTAAGTGATATATCATCTTTATTGAATCCATGCTCATAGAATATTATATCCTCTTTTCTAGCCTTCTTAATTTTTACGTGAAAATCATCTGGATAAAACAAACCCATCGAGGGTAATTTTTCTAAATCTAGCACTTTTTCTTTACTAAACATATTTTTAGTGAAATCTATTAAACTCATGTATATTTTTTTTTTCAAAAATACGACTTTTTAATTAAACAAAAAGAATAATATGTATATAATATTAAAATAAAAATACTTATGGCAATAATAGTTAAAAATAAAGAGCTAAACGCAGAAACAATTGAAGCTTTAAATACTCTAATTGAGGAAGATATAAATGCATCCACTGCATTTAAACTTATGCGAATAGTAAAAGACTTATCATCTATAGTTGATGATAAGACTAAATTAGAAAAGAAAATCTTAGAAAAATGGGTAAATCGTGATAAAGATGGCGAGCCTATTTCAGGAAAAAACGAAAAGGGTGAGGTTATAGAAGGATCAGTAGAACTTAAAGATCCCAAAGAGTTCACTAAGGAAATGAAAGAATTATCAGAATTAGAAAATAAATTAGAATTTGATAAACTCAAATTCGATGATTTAGGTTTGAAAACTGCTAAAGTTAAAAACCTTATGAAACTTGAATTCTTGTTTGAGTAAATGAGTATCTTTTTTTTTAATTGAAAGCCCCATAGGGGGCTTTCAATGTTTTTTAATATATGGCATAAATATTTTAATATATAATAAAAAATAGTTCATAAATGCCAAATAGTTATAGCATATTCACAGGTCAAGTTGTAGAAAGTAGTAGTAAGGCAGATTTGTTTGGTCTACTGGAATTTTTACCTGACAACACACAAAAGTTAATAAGACCAAGAGACGTAAGGGATGCTTTCTTAACAACATGGGCAAATTCAACTTTTAAGCTAACATCAACTAGTGGTGATACACAATACATAGGCATAGACACTGGTAATCCTAATGACAAAGATGTTAAAGCTAAAATGCTACTTGGTAAAAGAAGTGTAGGATCTTTTGATATAATGAGCGAATCCCTTTTAAATACTAGTGATACCGATGTATTCTTTTATAATACCAAACCCGATGATGCTGACCAAAATAAAACAAAAGTATCTTTATTAGCAGGGACAAGTCGAAATTTGTATATAAACTCACCATATTTAGAAAGTGAAAAAGTAGATGGTGAATCTATTATAGACTTTAACATAATAAATCCAAGTCCTGGTGGTAGTCTTAATATATCATCAAATGATGATGTAGTCAATATAAATGGTATATCCTTTCCTACGATACAAGAAACATTAGATAATGTAGGAGAAGATAAGATATTAAAATATGTAGGAACATTTCCTTTTGGTGGTTTAGAATGGTCTGAGTTAGATACTAGTGATTTTAATATTGGATCAACTGGCTCTGAAACTAATATATACGGTGATCCAGTTAATTTAAATGGATTCCCCCTTGAATTTGTAGAAGATGATGTAGTGCCTGTGGATATAGGTGGTGTAAAACAAGGAGATACATTTGAATCCAATAGTATGGATCAAAATGGTAATTATACGAGTGCTAATGATGGTCAAGATTGGGCATTAGGTGAGGTATTAAGAAAAGTTATATATCCAGAAGTAGCACCCGAATTAACATTAAGTGTTGCAGCACCAGGAAACATAAAGTATGCTGAGGTAGGTAAACCTACAACTTTATCCTTTTCATATTCTATAAAAAGTTTCCCTAGAAAAGATGATGAGGTTGTTGCTAAATGGTTTTTGAGAAATAATGCTGATACTGAAACAACTTGGAACATAATAGCAGAGGGTGGACCACTGTCTAATAATCCTGGTGACGTGTTTAATGGAAGTGTCAATTATAATATACCAGGTAACATAACTACCCCTAGAACATTAGAATTTGAGTTGTTAGCATCTAACAACAACGATATAACATTAGTGCCTAGTAGCAGTTTATTTGGCTTTGATTTTAGGATTAAAGACAGTATAGAATATGTTAGACCTATTATACATTCTTTTATTGATATAAATCACACACTTACTGGTGGCGGTTTGAATAGTATAATAACCTCACCTAATACTGGTAAGATAATAAAGGCTATGCCAAATGTTGGCGAATCTTTAGAATTTACTATTAGTAGTGGTGGTGGTTATATATATTTTGCTCAACCAGTCAATTATCCAGAAGTATCAAGAATAAAAGACACAAATGGCTTTGTTATATATGACAAAAATGAATCAGGATTAAGCTCTTTCGAGGTGTCTAATAGTATAACACCTAGTTCCCCAAATAACTTTTTAGGAGGTTATAGATTATATAAAAGTAAATTAAGGGTTACCGTAGATGGTAATTTTAAAATAGAAATAATTTATTAGTATGAGCAATTTAGAATTTAAATTAAATCCTAATACAGTACAAGAGGGCGATAGTTTTGAAATTGCCAATAATACAGCACTAAACTCTTTCCTACAACGTTTAAAAGATAACACTGATGGATTTATAGAGCCTAAGCCAATAAGAGATGCAATGATAACTGCATGGGCTAATAATGCATTTAAAGAGACTTATGTAGGGAGCAAAAGATATATTGGTATAGATACTTTAAATCCTTCAAAACCCAATAAAGATTTAAAGCTCAAAATGTTATTTGGTAAAAGAAGCTTTGATAATGTAGATATTTTAGACGAAACACTCATATCAAATGATACAGATATATACTTTTTTAATACTAAAGAAGATCTTGAAGATCAGAACACAACAAAGTTATCTTTCTTAGCTGGAACAGATAGTGATCTATATGCTGATGCACCTTATATATCGTCACAGTTTATAAGTGATGTAGAAGCATTATCAATGAGTATAGTGGCTAATGATTCGATTTCATTTAAATCTGATAGTAACACCACTGTCAATAATATAAAGTTCCCAAATACCGAGGATAGCGAAAGTGAGGACATAAACAATAAAATTTTGATATACAACAATTCATCAAATGAATTAGATTGGGGCAACTTTGTTGTTACCTTAGATAATATAGGAGATGAAGATGAAGAGCTTAACATGTTAGGTAGAGTAAATGTAAACGGATTCCCATTGGATTTCACTGATGACAGAAAACTCCCAGTAAATATTGGTGGGCTTATACAAGGTGAGACTTTTGGTGCAAATAGTATATCGGAACTACTTAAAAGAATAGTGTATCCTAATCAAGCACCTGATGGATCATTAGAAATGTTACCACCATTTGATAAAGGCTTTGCTGAGGTGGGTACATTTCCTAATCCAAAAATACAATATACAATAGTTAAAAAAACTAACCCAACTGTTGGTACAATACTTAGAAATATGAATCCTAGCTTTTACGAGCCTATAGGTGGTATACCTTATAAAACAATAGTAGATATAGCAGATGCGATTGTTATATCCCCTATAACTACAACTACACAAACCTATACAATAGAGGTTAGCGATGGGACTTCTACATCAACTGATAGCGTTAGTATAAAAGGTGTATATCCTTACTTTTTTGGTGTGGGTAATCCACCTAATATAAGCAACTCTAACTTATCATTCTTATCTAAAATTGTAGAAGATAAAGGTAGCAAAACTATTGAATTCATTGGTGAAGGTAAGATATTTTTACTATACCCAATAGAATATGGGGAGTTGGATAATGTTGAGGATAAGGATGGTAATGTAATCAATACAGATATGCAAACAATAAGCTATTCCTCACCAGAAGGATATTGGGCATCCAAGGAATATTATTTATATTCTTCGGTAAATTCATTTAACCTAGAAATACCTACAAAATTTACTTTTAATATAACATAGGAGAGCAAAAAAATAATATATAATACATGTCAACACCATTAATAGATAACTTTGAAGTAAATACAGCAAAACCAATAGATAATAGGTTTGTTGTTGGTGCTGGTGAGTTTTATGAGACAAAAAATAGCATAACACATAAGTACGAAGGATTAAGAGTGTGGGATAAAGATGCATCAAATTCTTTTTATTGGGATGGTGATGAATGGGTGGAGGAAAACCAATCAACTGGTTTTGTTAATGGTACACCAAACAGATTAGCTTTATTTTCAAGCGCAAATACAGTATCTAATTCTGTGGTTTATCAAAATAATGGAAATATAGGTATTAATATCCCTAACCCATCTAGAACACTAGATGTGAATGGCGAAGTTAATGTTAGACAAAGATTATACATAGATTCTGAAATAAGACATATAGGCGATGGTGATACAATAATTAGATTCCCAGCAAATGATACCATTGAGATGGTTACTAATAATGCTATAAGATTTAGGGTTAATCCTAATGGTAATGTTGGTATAGGGGTAACATCACCTTCACAGAGATTAGATGTAAATGGTAGCGGTATATTTAGAGGTTCTGTTCCTTTAAGACTTTATGGTAGCTCAAGTGGTAATTCTAATGTTTTATTTATCCCTTTCTATGAAAATAATGGCTCGACTAGACAAGCATACATAGGATTTGGTACTTCTGCTAATAGTGATTTTACTATAAAAAACGAAGTAAGTGATAGGTTTATACAATTGAGAGGTGATGGCTTATTCAGAGTTGGTAGCTCTGCTTTTGTTGATGGGAATTTATCATTAGGTAAATCATCATCCACAGAAAGGTTAGATGTAGTTGGTAATATAAGAGCAACTAGAGGGTATTATAATTTCAAATCACCTAGTTCTTCAAATAACAGAGTGGGGCAATGGATTAAATTATTTAGCTTACCATTTAGTACTTTTAGTTTTTTTGGATTTAAGTTATCTATTAACAGCAGTGGTAGTATAGAAAATGATGCACATAACACTGATCTACATATTGCTTTTAAATCCCAAACAGAAGCCAATAGAATATATGCAAATATTTGTAATTACGGAACTTCTCATTTTGTTGAAGACGACTTTAGGATAGTAAGAGAGGGTAGTGACTCACAAGGAAGAATATATTTTTACCAGAAAGTAAAAACTAACTACACAACAGCAGTTTACTCACTAATAGGTAATTTAACATCTGAGCCAGAAATATACATGAGTTATGTGAATGATGTAGATGTTACAGATCAACCTTGGACAGAAAAAGTAATAAAAGTTGGTTTTAACTCTAATCCTAGAAATGAAGAAGAGGAAGAAGTAGGAAGCTCTGTACCGTTAAGGACTATTGTTATGTTTTCTGGTAGTAATTCACAAATTCCTGAGGGGTGGAGGCTGTGCCAAGGTGGAACAGTTAATGGGATCGAAATACCTAACCTTGTAAATAGATTTATAGTTGGTAGAGGTGATAAATATAATGCTAACCAAACTGGTGGATATACCGATTCTGTTGTAGTATCTCACAGTCATACTATTTCTAATAGTGGATCACACTCTCACTCAATATCTCAAGAATTAGGTGGTAATGGTGAATCAGAAACTAAAAGTATACCATCAGCATCTGATAATAACCCAGTTAATAGAACTTGGAATAAAAATGTATTTGGGGGTTCACACTCACATAATGTGAACACTACTGGTGTTTCAGGTACAAATAGAAACCTACCACCCTATTATGCATTAGCTTACATAATATATGTTGGTGTCGGGGATTTTAGTACCCCCCCACCTAGCGGTGGGGGGCGAGACGATAACCCTATCACTGTGCCAGAACCAGAACCAGATCCATCTAACATCACAGTAACACCTGAAAATTCTAACGTAACAAACACTGCTACTAGCACCACAGTAACTGTGAATAGTACTTCTAGTTGGATAGTTGACTCAGGTGATATAGACTCCACATACGTAACTAGTGTATCGCCAGCATCATCTGGTAGTGGGGCTACACAAGTTACTATTACATTTACACAGAACCCACTAACAACACTAAGAGCTGCGAGAATAGGCTTTACAAACGTTGATAATGATACTGACTCAGTTAGAATAACACAGGCAGCAGCACCTAATAATGTGTTTACTGTTGCTGAAATACCACCAAATGATATTTTGAGTAGAGGAGGGGCATTTACACTATTCGTTGATTCTACTGCGCCTTGGACAATATCAAACTTAGGAAATTATAGTACATATGTAAATATACAAAATTCCGATGAAATTGGTGATACAGGAGGTGTAAATCTTATATTTTCAATAAGTAGCAATCCTAGCACTGCATCAAGATTTGTGACTCTAAGGTTTGTTCAAGATATACCAAATGGTGAAGTAGAAATAAGATCATTCACACAATTAGGTAGAGATACTGGTGGGTTTGACAACGGTGGTGGTCTTACACCAAATCCAGGTTCGGGTGATCCAGAAGAATTGCCCCCTGTAATAAATCCTGTTGACGGCGGTGGTTCATTTGACCTTATCTAGTTTACCCTTTCAAACCACCAGTTGAAATAAATATAATTATCATCTACTAGGTTGAAATAATCACTTTGGTATTTTATTATTATCTTATCATCATGAGATCTAACTAACGTTATCTCAGTTCCCTCTTTTATTCTAATTTGTTTACCGCTTTCACTAGAGTAGCATATTATTTCATCTTTTAAGAGTTTGTATTCACCAGGCTGTGGCTTAAGCCACTCTTTGATAGTTTTTATGACTAAACCTTTTATTTTTATAACCCATTCTTTAGGTTGATAAAGGTCATAGTCTTTAAAAACTTCGGATGATAGCGTAGGGTTTACACCTAAAATATCTTCTACCTTACCCCAATACTCTTCTTCACCTATTACAAAGGTTATGAAAACATCATAATGAACACTATTACTTCTCACTATTCTAAGTACTTTCATACTCTGGATATCTTGGTCTTCAATAGCTAATTTGCTCCTTAAAGATGAATACGCAGATGTTCCTTTTAATTTAAATAGTATACTATCTATTCTAGCCATTGCCTGTCTTAAACCATCTTGGTGCTTATCAAATGCATTTGTTGACAATTGTGGGTTATCTACATGCATAGCAGGTCTAACCGAGTCAGAATTGAAACGTTGTACGTTAAACTCTGTGAATTCTAATATTAATTTATTACGTCTTCCCATATTTAATATATATTAAAAATAGAAACGTCAATTATGAAAATAAAAAAATTTAATGAAAGCTTTGATTCAATAGATATATCAGGTGATAGAGTGAATGAAATAATAGAAGATTTAAGAGAAATAGTTGCTAATTTAGAGGACAAAAATAAAAAGGTAAAATCATACACAAATGAGTTATCTAACTACAAAAGTTCGTCTAAGAAAGGCAATGATCAAATTGACGATTCAATATCTGCATTAGAAATTGTTGTTAAAAATAATAATGAATCTATTGATAAAATAGATACTATAATTAATAACTTATTAAATTATAATGAAAATGGTAGAGATTTTTTATATACTTCTGACTAATTACTTAAGAAACTTAAGCTTATATAGTGTTTTGTAAATTAGGCATACTATATCATCTATAAGACTATGTGTATGTGTATCTTCCTCTGGTATACATTTCTTTGAGACTTTAACAAATTCTGCTATTTCTTCAAAATAAGATACGAAGTCTTTATCTTTGGTATCATCAGTATCTATTATATCATATCCTTCTATCACGCCATATTGTCCTTGGTAAACCTCAATGGTATCATCTAATAGCTCTAGCATATCTTCATAATAATCTTCTAGTGCTTTATGTGCTGCATATGATCCTTCTTCGCCTTTTACTTGTAAATGATAAACATGAGCCATTTCTTTAGACTCAAAAAGCTTAGAGAAGAACTTTACAACATTACTATCTTTTTGACCAACTTCTACTAATTCATCTGTTTTTTGTTCTGGTCTCAACTCATTGGTTGTATCTTCTACTATTCTATCTATTCTAGCTGTTTTAGCTGTTTTTTTAATTTGTGTGAATTTTTTCATTATTAAAATTGTTTTTTTTCAGTATAGTTTATTAACTTATAAACACCCTTTTCCATCCACTTTGTAACAAGTGTAGGAATAGACTGACCTCTGTGTTCAGTAATCATATTATCTAGGCTTTCTTTTAAATTATCATTATTTATGATTTCTTCATCAAAATCTACAGGATTTTTATAAATGTCTCTTTCTTGTGGATTAAATAGATTTGTAGGTGTATTTTGTAGGTTTGACATACTAAGCCTAGCACCATTACCCTCTGCTCCGTTTACTAAAGATTCTTTAAAATATATCTCATCACCTTTTAGTGTATGTTGGTATTTCAAATGAACTATATACCTTTGTTGGTTACCCATTGGATCTTCAATTATAAAAATATAAGAATATATTGGTTTGTTATCATATTTTATTCTCCATTGTCTAGGTGTCAAGTCAGCTTTTCTACTCTCTTTTAATCCTATTGTTTTCTTGTCAATGTTTATTATGTCGTATGTGTCAACATTTTCTAAACCACCTAATGTATCATCAGCAATATATCCAGCCTCACCCTCGTTTTCAGCTTTCACAACCAATTCTATAGTAGCCTTTACTACATACTCATTTTCTTTATTTGATTCTTGTATTTTACTAAATTTTCTCATATGTTATATATTATTTTCACATACCCACAAATGTAAAGTTTTATTTTAATATATATTATATATCTTAAATTAAATAAAAATATGAAAAAAGTAAAAGATTTTAAGTTATTCTTAGAAGAAAATTCCCCACAAAGAGAGCCTTTAGTGCATCCTGGTACAAAGCCTACTAGAAAACCTAATAGACCCTCACCTATAAGAAGGGATAAACCAGCAGTAAAACCTGCTCCAAAGGCTGAAAAAGAGCCTAAGAAAGCATCTGTCGAAGATGTTATAAACAAGTTTAAAGCTATAACTAAACAAAAATAATTATAAAATGATAAAAAAATTTAATAAATTCCTAGAAGAAGTAACTATTAAGGGCAACCCTGGAATACCAAATGAGGGTGAGAGAAATTCCAATGATAGAGACTATCTAAATGACTTAGAAAATAAAGCCCAAAGAGACTACAGTGTTAGAAAAATGCCAGATGGTAATTTTATTCCAACTAATCACATTGGTAGAAATTTCATGAACTTGATCAAAAAATCTGAATCATATATAAGTGGAAGAGAAGAAGAATTAGAAAAAATAGCAGAAGAAATAATACTCAATGAGTTTGGTGAAATATTGGATGGTGTTGAATTAGACATCAAGTTTGAAAAAGATGGAACTAAGATTTCTAAAATGCTTAACGAAGATGATGAAGATGGTGAAGATGAAAGTATAGAATATGAAAATATAAAAGATGAAGTTCTTAAGAACAAAATACACAAAGCTAAATTAGCTAATAATCTAATACAAGGTGAAGCCAAAAACACAAAGTTAATACTAAATTCAACTTTTTCAATAGATTTGCTTAAGGGAGTTATGAGGGATGATTTCGAAGATTCCATTGAGACGTGGAATAAAATAACTGAAATAGCAAATCAAGCTGATTGGGTTATCCCAATAAATGTGAAAGCTGATATGATTAGAAAAAAACCAGATGGTTTAGCAGGTGCTGTCAAAATAGACTGGAAAGAGTATAAAGTAGAAGATGAAAAAGAATACGAAGTAGAAACAGATTCCCAAGGTGATGAGACTGAACAGGAAGTTTCCTACACACCAGTAATAAAAGCAAGGGGTATTGACTTCCCTATGCTTTTACACGAAGCGGTAAAAGGTATAATGGAACTAGTTGCTTCTGTTTATCAGCCAAAGGAAGGATCTAGTCCCAAAGAAATAGAAGATGCTAAAACTGTTAAAATAAATGTTTCTTCAATGGAAGATGAAGCCGAAGATTTTAGAACAGGACCTCAAATCGCATCAGATTTAAGAGATTTTATAAATGATAGCCCTAATGCTAATTACAGTAGTATTATGAGATTATATGTTTATGGTAAGATATTAGATCCAGAATATATGTCAGAAAAAGAGTTTCTTGCTTTATTCAGAGGCATTCTTAACAAAACTGATGAAGCTAGGACTAAGGTTGATAGTATAGTAGATGAAATAGTAGATGAAATTAAATCATATGAATTAGGTGAAGTGATTGGTCACGATGATGATAGCCTAGGTGTATCAACCGTGGATGATGTTGTGGACGAGGAAGACCTTTCCAAAATGTCTGAAAGAGAGTTAAGAATACTTATGGATGATGCTTTAGATTCTGGGGACAGGAAAAGGATGCAAGAGATAGGCAATGCTTTAAGTGAATTCCATAATGAGAGCTTAACAGCTAGAATTTACTTAAAGGAACTAAATATAAATAGGTAAGTAAAATTGTATAAATAAAAAAAAGCTCACATTAATTGTGGGCTTTTTGTTTTTTTAGTACTTGGTATATTAAATAAGCATCATTGCAATCTTCATATGGTTTATTAACTGTTTTTACAGACAATAAATCACTTTTAACTGAAATACAATGATTAAACCAGTAGTCATCAAAATTATCATTCTCTACAATTGCTAGTAACATATCTGGTTTCATAAATTTACCACCTGAAATACCTATGTTATTTCTCCATTTATATTCTTTCCTTGGGTTCTTACCACCTATTTCTTTTACTTCGGGAACATATGTTAGCTTACAAGATTCAAGCTTTAATGTGCTTGGTGACATAACTTCTATATTGGTTGTTACTTCGTCATATAATTTTTTTCGAAGTAGAGTAGAAAATGCTACCAAATCTACCAGATCACCAACTTGTGATCCAAAGTTATACCCTTCGATTCCCACTTTTGTAGGTTCGTTGATATCTATGTTTTCTAATATATCTGAAATTATCATATCTGTTATAGCATCATAATCTTTTAGCTTAGTTAGCTCACCTTCTGAATAATCTTTAAAATCTCTATAAGAAATATATCTATACACAACGTGTTCTTCAGCCATTTTAAACCACTTCTTCATACTTTTCTTTCCATATATATCTTTTTCTCTAGCATAATTGTATATTTTAAAGCTATCTTCATTTGATACAACTAATGCAGTTGATATTAAACTGGGGTCTATTCCTACATAATTCATTAAATATATATTAAAAATAACATTCCCTGTGTATATAATAGTATATTTGGCTAAAAAATGGACTACTCATTTATAACATTTGTAATAATACCTTTTATACTATATGTTTTTCTTATAATTGGTATATCAATATTTAAACACTGGTTTAAGAAAAATAGGATCACCAGTTCTAAAAAAATTATGGGTCAGATATGCTTTAAATGTGATAGTTATATATATGAGTCTTTTGAGAAATATTTATCTAATATAGAAGGATATGGACTAACTATGTGTAATAAATGTAGAAGATTGGACAAATTAAACAAGATAGATGCAGGAAAAAATAGAAGTTTATTAGAAAAAATAGATGATATATGTAATGACTTAAACACTGATCCTAAAATAACTAATAAGCTGATAGATTTGTTAAGCGGTACATTTATAATTTCCATTACAACAACAATTATAATGTTTGAAAATACATTATTAATAGCATTTTTCTTTTACAACTTTGTATCCATTACACTCATAAATCATAAAAAGAAATTAATATCCATAAAAAAAGGCTCTAAATAATAGAGCCTTTTTAGGGTCTGACTTTTGTCCGACATCCACCAGTTTACTAAGTTAAGTAAACTTTATATTAATCAAATAAATCTTCTGCATCAGTAGAGTCTGTGAAGTTATCTACCTCATCAAGCTTTTCTTCAAACTCTTTATCAAGTTCTTCTAACTCATCAGTTGATTTAAACCTAAAGTAATCATTAACAATAGGACACATATTTTCTAAAACTTCCTGTGTGAAAATTTCGGGTTTGTGTAGCTTCTTTAAGAAAAAGGACTTATCTAAATGCCTAACATAATACTTATTACCACCTGGCTTAAATTTCATCTCACCAGTTTCTTTATCTACTTCCATTTTACCCTTTGCTATCCCAATCTGATCAAAGAATTCAGGTCTACAGAAGCCTTCTAGACCTGAGTAAGGATTCATGCCTTCAACAAATGATATATCGAATCTTATCTTTTTAGGTTTAGCAAGTCTGTTTTTAGAAGTTTTAAATAGAACATTAATACCCGATGAGCCTAAGTCCATATCATCTTCATTGCCTGTCTTAAGTTTTGATTTTGATAAGAACCCAATAACAGAAGCAGAATATAAAAGACCGTTACCACCCCTTAGCATTTCCTTAGGAAACATATCAAGAGTTTTATAAGTTTGGTTTATCACTAAGAAAGGAATATCCAATAACCCTAAATCCATATTTAAACTTCTAAACATAGAGCTAAGTGCTTTTGCTTTAGTCATATCTTGCTTAATATCACCTTTTAGCAAGTCTTCTTTTTCTTTATTAGATGCCATCTGACCTAGTGAGTCTAAGACAAGTAATATTTTTGGTAATTTAACACCTGCTAATTTTTGCTCTTTCAAATCATCAACTAACTGAGTTAAGGTAATGTTTATATCCTCTACTTTGTTGGAGCGAATTAATCTAAACTTGTTCAAGTCAGTGTCAATACCATAGTTTGGTAGATCTTCTAAGTCAATTGATTGCTCTGTATCAATATAAATACACGAATATCCCTTAGCCTGTGCGTTCTTAACAACTGAGTATGCTAAAAATGATTTACCACTTCCTGATTCCCCAGCAAAAGCTGATATTCTATTAGTTGGGATACCACCCTCTAACATATGTGCAGATAGTGCTGCATCTAGTAAGTAAACACCAGTTGAAATAAACGTTCTCTTGGTTACTTCTTTTTCTATTCGAATTGGAACTTTTTTGGATATATTATCTAATATAGTACCTACTTTACTAAATTCAAATTCTTTACTTTTTTTCTTTGCCATATAAAAATTATTTTTTATTTATATAGCTTTAAATGTGTTTTGTTGTTAAATTTAACACAATTATTTAAAAAATATTTGCTCTAAACCTCTTTTACCATTACCTGTTATCTCATCACGCACTTTCATTATTATCTTCCCTAATTTATTCTTTCCTTTCTTATCTTTACATTTATCACAAAAGCATGATCCAAAATTATTATCATGCCACCAGTTACCCTCAACTAATTCTTGTTTACCAGTATCTATGAGTTTCTTTCTAAGAACAGGATCTTTAAACTTTTCGTATATACCATCCTTTAACACTATCATCCTATGCTCATCCCAATCTTTTCTAGCTATTATTTCTTTTCCAACTTTTTTAGCAAGTCCTGGATTATCTAAACCAGAAACCATTAACCTAAAGTCTCTTAATTTATAATCCTTGCCATTAAACTTAACCAATTTACTATTTGCCTTTAATGCTATATAATAGTGTTCTACACTTGGATATCTAATCCCATCATGGTTTATAACACATGGGTAGAAATTAGATAAGAAGTGATTTTCGCCCCTAAAAACACCAATCATAATTTGTATATGTTTTTACCACCAATCGTAATCTGCGCCTTTATACCTAGGTGTAAGTTTATCATTTTCTCCATTTAATATTTTTCTAATATTTCTTTTTGATTTATATCTCTGTGTTCGATTTAATTTTTTTCTAAAATATTTAGGTGCTTTTGAATAGTTTTCACACCTACACTTTTTATCATAAAACAGAACATTTAATTTTTTCGATACTTCTGCGTATTCTGATGAGGTAATTAAAAAATTACCAGTTAAATATTCAAAATCAGTAGTATATTGAGAGTATTTTTCTAATCTATAATATTCCCTTTGTTTTATCCAATGTATGTTATTATGTTTACTCATATGAATAAAAAGCCTTTTGGTCTTATAGGTGTATTTTTTGTGAAGTTTATTGATGTAGTATAAATATGATACATTTATACTTGGATCATAATTAAGAATATAAACTTTTAAACACAAATATTTATAACCCTTTTGTTTTAATAATATTAATTAGCTGGTTATGAATAATTTATATAAAAGGTGTGTATATAATATTGTTGGCAGTAATTAAGGCATATCTATTTTAATTACACCAAACACTTCTGTTTCTTGGTTTTTTAAAGTTTTTGCTTTTGCTTCTTTAAGAGCTTCTTTCTTATCTGCAAAATACTTCCCTGTGCTTTTAAAACAATCGCCTACTACATAAGCAAATTCAGGGTCATCTGGAGAACAACCACCACTAACACGTATTTCTTCTTTCAGCTTTACTAATAAAAATTTTTTCATAATTAAAAATTAACTACTGCCAACACTATATAAAAATAATAGCTAGGCAGTGTTTAACTATTACTTTGTTCATTATTTACTAATGTTCACGTAACCTGAACAGTCTGTTTTTGTGAACACGCTACTGTTCTTATATTTTAACGTTAGGTAACATTAAATAACCCTAACATACACAGGCTTAACCTTACCATCACCAAAAGGATTAATTCTATTTAAATCAAAGGCATTGCTTTTCTTTTCACCGCAATATTCAAACTCAATAATTGGATTATAAGGTTCTACCTTTTGAAAACCTATTACTACACCTTCTAAATCACCAGCATCTATTGGTTTTATCCAAACTTTATCACCTATTTTATATTTCATAATAAACGTTGCCTAACAATGTGCATAAGCAATAGCCGTTAGGCGTTTTTACTATTGCTCGGTTATTAATTTAAAGTTTTGTTCATTTATCAAATGTTCGTGTAGGCTACTGATCATACACTCAACCCCTATAAACAGTTAATCAGATATTATTTTAAAATAATCCTTGAAGTTATAATAAGGAAAGCTATCACCCTCATCAAAATAAAAGTCTAAACCACCATCACCTAAAATAATATCTGATTTCACTCTACACATTTTATTTTTACTTCTATTTTTATATTCTTCAATTATTTCATATTCGTTGCCTTCTGTAAAAACATCACATTCGTATGTTGACTTATATAAATTTTGTATGCAAATTACTATCATAATTTCTTTTGTTTTAATTATTATACTTCAAATATACAGCTTTCTGTATTAACTACCAGATAAAATACAATTTTCTGTAAATTATTTTTCAAACGCTCAAAAAAAAGGGTATAACATTACCTATATGCTATACCCTACGGGATGCAGTACATATCCAAACCGTTGTAAGTAATGCTAAGTGTACCATATACCTGTTTTTAAACACAACCCACTTCTTACACCGCATTTTTTTGTCTACCACATTCACAAGCACTACTCACAATAACGTGTGTATCACATTGCTTAGTAGTTTCTTTTTTACTAAATAATCGTTTAATCCAATTCATTTTTTATAATTTACAGGTTCATACACAATATGTTATGCACAAGCTAGTACTTATCAATCAGCACTACTCTTTGCTTTTCGGGTTTATCAATATCACCTGTGTAGCATTTAATATTCCACTTGTATTTAGGTTTGGGTAATGGGAATTTAATCGTATCCCAATTTGCACTATTGTTTGTGTCGGCTATAAAATGGTTACAAATGCAAACTCCACAATTCATAAACCCTTTTGGTATTTCAACCTCAATGGTTCGTTCACTTTTACGAGAAAGCCATCGCATAACATTGGCTATACTCCATGCCTTTCTGATCCATCTTGGTTGCTTTTGTTCTGTATTCATAGTTTAATTGCATTTACTGCATGTTATATAATAATCTTTTGCTCCTTCTGCACCCTCACATCCATACCATTCTCTTTTATGATATTTTTTATGAAATAGCTTACATATTAATATTTTCATTTTATAATTTTTGAAGTTTATAAAAAACCCACCTTTTGGTGGGTTTTTGTTTTGTGGAGAAGAAGGTGTACCGCCCACCTTGTCTTCAACAGTAATCAATAACTAATCGTTTACAAGTTTAGTTTATTTTTCTAAACAAACAAAATATATAATTTTTTGACAAACTCTAAAAATATAAAAAACCATCCTACATTTTTAATTGTGTAGATCAACTGTAGATTTTTTAGTAACTACTGTTAGGCAGTTGCTAGATCCTCTACTTGGATCATGTTGTTTTGTAGAGTCGCTACTACATCTTCACGAGTTCCTACTTCTGTTACGTTTCCGCTTAAAAAAATTGTTACTTAATTTATTAATCGGTTAAAAAACAATCCGATACTTGCATAATTACTAATTCACCATAAATCTATTCTAAACTTCCCCATGGTTATCTTGCAAATATATATATTATATATGAATTATGAAAAATGTTTATATATTTTTACATATTTTCTATATATTTATCGATTTCATCAACCACTTTAAGTATATTATCTGAATATGTATCTCCTTTAGTATTATCTATATAAATAGTGCCGTGTGATAGTGCATCACCATTTTGGTCTAATGTAATTATACTTGAGTGTATAAATTTACCATTATTTGTAATACCCTCTAATATAAATTTCGACACATCTTTATCTTCTACATTACATAAATATCCTATTTGTGAGAATTTACCACCACCATATAATGGCTTAATTGGTTTGTATTCGTCTATCTCACAAGTTCCGTACTTTTCCGATAGTGCCTCTATCCAAAATTTGCTATAAAAGTCGCCATTTTCGTTTAAATTCTCCCACAGTTTTAAGTGTTTCATATTCTTTTATTTTCTTTTATATATTAAATCCACATATTCTTATTCTATCCCAACAAAAGCTATAACCTTCGTATGAGCTAGCTCATCTAATGCATTCAAACGGTGACTCCCATCTATTATATCATAATCGCTATTCAAAACAACTGGTGGGTATTTATCATTGCTTAATAAAGTTTCTTTATAATCTTCTATGAGATCATAGTCTAATGTAAATTCATCTATATCTATTTCTTTTATATCAACCTTCCAAACTTTATATTTATTATACTCCTCTATTCTATCTCCTAAATCACCTTCTATAAAATCATCGTATGTGTGGTGCATTCTTTGTACATAAGAATAAATATCTGCTTCATCATAAATATCACCTATCTTAATATCAGAGCTAATATAATTTTAGTTTACTAATTTATACCTAAAAGACTCAAAAGTTAATAAATGTCCATTAGGTGTTTTAACCTTTCTATGAACAATTAAATTATCCCATTCTATAGAAACTAATGCCTTGGATAGCTTTTCTAAAAATGTTAAATTCTGTGATTCTTTTGATGTATGCTCATCATAATACCCAACCGATATGTTAGTCACTTCTCTAATATTGCCTATGAAGCTAGCAGAGTCGCTATAAACACCTGTTGTATCTAGTTGATATTCCATGTCATTATCAGATAGTTCTTCCATTAGACTGTGTGCAAATACGTCAGAGCAACACCTTTTACCAGATTGATGAGTTACTATAGAACTTTCACCTCTTCTATCAAAAGATATACATTTTGTAATGTTTTTTAAATAAGGAATATCTTCAAATTTGGATGCTAAAGATGAAGATCCAATAGTACCTACTTCTTCCCCAGTAAAGAAGTAATACAACCCATCTATTTCTTTAGAAATCATATAAAGCATAAGTGACACACCTGCCTTATCATCAGCACCTAATATTCCATTATCACTGAATACATATTCTTCATTTTCTATATATTTAGTGTATACATTAGTTGAGGTTTGTTCTTTAGCATAATTGTCTAAATGAGAATTAAACATAATGGTTGGATTAGTGCCTATAATCCTATAGTAATTCCCGAAACTATCTTTGCTTAATTCTGGTAAGGATTCTAATAATTGATGTTCTGTTCCATGTGGATGTGTCTTATCAACTAATTTAAGAAAAGTATCTTTGATGTTCATGTGGTATATATTAAATATAGATATTAATTACCTATGATAAACGTACTTATCTTGACCACAACCAAATATTCTAAAATATCCTTTATCATACATTATTTGAACTTCGGTTTTATTAGGATCAGCACCTTCTTTCACTAACCTTTTTTTATTATAGGTGAAGCGGTGAAACCTAATACCACTAACTACCCACCAATAATTTGGGATAGTCCTGTGTACAAATTTAAATCCCAATTTCTTATATACACCACCTTCAAAATGAGATATATCAGCAAAAGAAATTATATGATCACTTTGGTAATTGTTAATGAAATAGTTAAATAATCTTGAAGCCCCACCGATTACTACATTGTTTACTTTATTACAAAACCTTATTAACTCAAATTCGTTTTTATTACTCATTTTGCGTTTCCCAAATGTCATAACAGAGACTACTTCATTATTATACATAAGTGCCAAATTAACACTTGATACACACTTCCCTTGTATGTGATTTTTTTCTAAAAATAAGTTTTTTTCTTTGTTACTTAAGGTAGTTATTTCACATTTTCTAGAATATACTTTTTTCTCAATCAGCCCAAGGCTATTCAAAATAATAGATTTTACAATTGTTTTATTGTATTTCCAATCATCTTCCCATATGTGTATTAATCTTATATCATTGTTTCTACATATTGTAGTTTTGTCTAAATGGTAATTGTTATTTTTAAATAATTCAGAATGCCAATATAATCCATTAAACTCTATTGCTATTTTCTTGGAAGGTATTAATATATCTAGCTCAATACCTAAGCTTCGATCCTTCTCTACGAGATCTATATTTTTTTCCATTAACCACTTTATTAGTACTTTCTCATCTTGTGATTGTACTGAATTAACTGGATTACATATAGTGCAATAATCATAAGAATTCTCTATTCTTCGTTTTAAAGAATCATAATGTATTTCAAATTGATGTCCGCATTCACCTTTTAATGTTAATATTCTATCGCTTAAATCTATAAATTCTAAACCTATATTATCATATTTCCTAAGATGTTTATTGATATTTATTTGTTTCAATATATCATTGAATCCAATTTCTTTAAGTTTTTCTTTGTATGATTTTGATTGTACGTAATGTTCTTTCCCGTATTTTTTTTTAGATGTTTTCTTAGCCTTTTTCTTAAACTCATTAGTTTTAAAATAATGATCTACACTATATCTATCTTCGATAGTTTTTCTCCATTTTTTCTGAACTTCTTCGTTTTGAAATGTAGATTTATGACCATACTTTTGTATGTTAGTTTCCTCTTGCTTTTTTTTAATTTCTTCCAATTTAGCAATATTATCTACGCCATATTTTTCTAATGTAGTTTTTCTTCTTTTTTCCTTGGTTTTATCATTTGTTTGTGCGCACTTTGGTGAACATGCACTCCTATATCCATGTTTCCAATTCTTATAGAAACTAGTAGGTTTACCACACTTACAGACATAAATAGTCGGTAGTTCATTTATCCAGTGCCACATTCTTTGTTTAAAAGGTAAATCTATGCCTTCAGTATATTTTACTATTTTATTATAGACATCATTATAGTTTTTAATAAAATACGACTCTCTTAATCTAGTAGGCTTTTCTTGAAGTATATCATTTATTATTTTAAATCTTTGTTTATTCATTTAATAATTAGGTATTTTATCTTATAATTATATGTAAATATACTCAAAAGTTTTGACATAAAAAAAGAGGAACATAGATGCTCCTCTTTTTTATTATTGTCTAGTTACTACTAGTTTAGTAATCCAGCTTCATCAGTAACTCTAAGAGTCATGAATTGCTTTTGTGGATACCAACCTACTTCTGCCACAGCATAACGGCTTCTTAGAAGCATTCTAGGTGCGAATGTAGCCTCAGATATTACGCTGATTGATTGTGCCATTAAATAAGGCACGAAGATAACACCTGGTTGGTCTGGGTTGTTCTTTCTACCAAGTACAATTCTGTTATCATCATACTTCATATATGGATCAACATATATTGAAATATCTCCGATAGAACCTACTGGATAAAGTTGACCTGCTCCATTTAGTTTAGATTTTACTGGGTTAATAGTATAACCTGAAACGTCTGATAAAGCTGCTGCCAATCCACCATTAGTAACTAAGTACTGTGCTGGTCCAACACGTCCTTCTGTTGCAATGAAGTTAGATGCGTGCATAATCTTAGTAATAAGTTTTCTTTGCACTGCGTGAGTTGTCTCACCACCTGGTCCACTTGTAACGTAGTCTGTGTTAAGGTCAAATAATGAAGCACCACCTGTTCTTGTTGGAGCAGATGCTCTGTTAAGTTCACCCATTTCAAAAATCTTAGCAACAATTTGCTTAGAGATTGTTTGAGAAAGTTCATTAACAAGAATGCTTTCCATTTTTTGAACGATATCCATACCTGTGTTAGCTTTGATATCTTCAATTTCTGTTCTTCTTAGAGCTGAAGATACTTCGATAGTACCAACTGCAACTGTTTTAGAAGAAATCTTTGGTCCGATGATACCAGAGTATCTTTTATCGTCTTGCTCTCTATCCATTGGATAGTTTCCAGAGAAACCGTTTTCGCTTGAATTCCAGTTAGCAGAAAATCCTGGGATGTGGTCTTCAAGTGCAGAAACTAGCTCTACTTTTGGTGCAGTTACATCAATTGCGACAGGAGTTCCAGCACCATCGTTACCGATTTGCTCAATTTGATCTGTCATTGCAGTTGTTGCATCAAAAGTGTTTCTTGTTTGGTCAAAACCAAATGCAGTTCCAGCAGTTCCACCTACAACACCATGTGCTGTGTTAGCTTGTCTGTAAGCTCTGAACATTGGGAAACCATCGATACGAGAGAATCCTAAGAATTCTACGATACCTTCTTTGTTACTTGGCGCATCAGCTAGGAATGATCCATCAGCAATGTTTACGAAAAGTTGTCCATTTTGTAATCCACCTTGTGATTCAGTAAGACCTCTTGAAGCTAATTCTCTTTTAATAGAATCTTTGATATCAGTTAAGTTATCAGCATTCAATTTGAAAACTTGTGGTCTCTCATCAGCATCACCTGTATGAGTATCGTCATAACGAAAATCTACATAAAGTAAATCGATTTTTGGACCTGGAGATGGCTTAACAGCAACAAGGTCTAAACCGATTGTTTGTGCTGCAATTTTCATAGCAACAGGTAATAGGTTTTGACCTACATCACCTGATCCTTCTGATCCACCTTGTGTAAATGCATTACCAACTGTTGAACCTGATAATGTTGATGGTTGTGCTGCAACAACACCTCCCATACCTGATACGTTAGATGCGTTTGCGTAAGCATTCTCGTTGATTGAGTGGAATTCTGCATATTCGCTCATCCAGTCAACTCTTTCGCCAGTAACCCCCATGTTCTCAAGAACTGGTGACCATTTCTTCTTGGCTTTTTGATTGTCTATTCTAATGTGTGACATAATTTAATTTATTTTTTTTTATTTTTGTATAGTCTATATATAAACCCTTATTTTACTACTTTTTTCAAACGTGGATTTTTTATAGATTTTTGAATCTTTCTAATATTGCGTTAGTTTCATCATCTGATAAATTGTCCTCTTGGATTAACTTATCTTCTGAAACTAATTTCTTAGTAGTAGATTCGTTCACTTTGAAATTTCTAGTATCCCAGAAATGTTCAACTTGATTCTCAGTCATCATATTATCTTCTGGATATAATCTAGCTTGTGAAAGCACAGACTTTTTAGAAGATTCATTTAACTGCTCCCAGATTGGCTTAACAGAGTCAGGCATCAATCTGACAACTCTTTGTTCAAGAGTCTCGTTCTTTTTTGATAGAGTTTCGCTTATTAAATTAAGAACATCTTTTTGTGTGAAGTAACTACTTTCGTTTATGTGTAGTTTAATATCCTCTTGTTCCTCATTTGTTAAAGCATAATAGCTATCTACTTGTGATTTGTTTAAGAACTTTAAAAAATTCAAATCACTTGTCTCAGAAACTTTTCGTTTTTTAGCTTCTTCGATTAATTTATCAATAGATTCAGATAATTCATCATCATATTCTCCTGATGGTTGAACTTCTTCCTCTTCCTCTTCTTCATGAGCTTCCACTTCTTTAGCTTCTTCTTCATGCTCTTCTTGGTGTGCATCTTCGTTAGTTGCACATTCTTCTTTATCTTCTTTAGATTCTTCTACTTCTTTTACTTCTTCTTTTTCCTCTTTAGATTCTTCAATTCCAAATCCTGCCATTTCAGGTGTTGGTAATTTATCCTCAGTTGATTCGTTTAAACTAGTTCCGTTTAATTTTTCAACGATCATAGCTTGGTAATCAATAGATTTATCTAAGTTCTCTGCAACATATTCAGAGTAAGCAATGTTATCATCTAAGTTTTCAGCGATATATTCAGAGTAAGCAATATTACCCTCAACGTGTTCTGCTAAATACTCAGCATAAGAAATAGAATTGTCAACGTTTTCAGCAATGTATTCTGAATAGTCAATGTTTTTATCTAAGTTCTCTGCGATGTATTCTGAATAAGCAATGTTCTTGTCTAAGTTCTCTGCTAAATATTCAGAATAATCAATATTCTTATCTAGGTTTTCAGCTAAATATTCAGAGTAAGAAATGTTCTTGTCTAAGTTCTCAGCAACATACTCAGAATAAGCAATGTTTTTGTCTAAGTTCTCTGCTAAATATTCAGAATAATTAATATTCTTGTCTAAGTTCTCAGCAACATACTCAGAATAATTGATTGCTTTTTCTAGGTTTTCAGCTAGATAATCATTGTGTTTTGTCAACTTACCTGTTGTCTCTTTTAAAGTTTTGTTTTCGTTAACTACTACTTGTACTTTTTCAGCTAAGTAATCTAGGTAACCAACAACTTTTTCGTTAGTAGCATTAAGTTCTTCATAATACTCTAATAACTTCTCTAATTTCGCTGGGTCCATTTGTCCCTTTGAAACTGCTTCCTTAACGCCTTTCTTAGTTTCGTTAAGCTCTTTAACTAAATACTGTGAGTAATCAGTCAATTGTTTTTTTGTTACAAATTCATTTTTGTTCATGTTGAATAGTTCATTTATTTTTGATTCATCGGACATTTCATATATCCTAAAGTTAGATTTGCTGTCGTTAAACCCTAATGATTCATTAAGTACTTTAACATTCATTTTAGCTGATGCAAATCCAGGATCGGCTACAATGTCGTAGGTAAATAGTTTTTTAAGAGATACTGAACCATCTGATTCTGTAATCCCTGCTGCTCTTGATGATACAAAAACAGGACAACCATCATCTACTAAAGATTTTGCTTCTTTACCCCAATAGGTACTTAAAAGCTTAATTTCACCTTCAACAGAATTTTTTTCTTGCACATAATCAGCTTTAGTGATTATGTGTGAAGCTCTTGATAGAGACGTATCAAATACATCTGGATGGTCAAATTCTCCGTAGACCACTCCAAGATTTGTCATTCTTTCGTTAAGTTCTCCAAGCGCAGGAAGAAACTTATCTGCTGAATAAACTCTATCATTTCGATTTTTAACTCCGAATTCAGTGAAAGTACCATTCATAACATAATCACCTTTCTTAGAATTCGCAGATTCTTTAATCAGTGAGTTAGTCGAATTTTCTACTATTAATACTGGTTTCATTTATTTTATATTATTTTTCCTATATCATATATATAATGGATATTTTTTCCCAAATAAAAAAGGTGGATTTTTTATACTTATGTTAGACTAAATAGTTATATTTGGGAACTTTATATAAAAATTATATATAATAAATAATGGTATTTAAGACAACTAGGGGACTCACAGAGAGTAAATTGAAGAATGAGCATCCTTTATATTATGAGAAGATGAACAACTTTATCAAAGAAGATGATGTATTAAATCTATCTGAAAAAATTTGGTTGTATCAAAATGGTTTCTCTGAAAAGCCTAAATGTTTAAACTGTGATAACAAAGTGTCATTTATAAAATTCTATAAAGGATATAGAAAGTACTGTAGTAAGAAATGCTCAGCAAAGCATACACACAAAGACATCAACATTAAAAAAAGTAGGTTAGCAGAAATAAAAAAGTGCAATGCTGATAAAGAAATGAGAAGTGAGATGACTAGAAAAGCAAACCTCACTAAGTCTAAGTTCTCTGATAAGAAGAAAGAAAATATAAACATTAAAAGGGAAAGCACAGTAAGAAAATCGTGGGGTGTTGATAATATCTCTAAAGCTAAAGAAACAAAAGACAAAATAAGTAAAAGATTAAAAGAAGTCTTACCAAATATTAGGTTAGAGAAAACTAAAAAAAGAATTACTGACTTAGGATACGATGTAATAGGGATAAAGGATAGCAATTTTAAGCTTATATGCCCTAAGTGTAAAAAGGAATTTAATATTTCAAGCACCTTATTTAACCAGAGAAATAGATTTGATATAGATCCTTGTTTATTATGTAACCCGAATAACAATGATTCCTTTTTTGAAAGTAGTGTTCTGGACTTTGTGAAAAATAACTATGATGGTGTTATAAAAGATAAGTGTAGAGAGTTTAAAAAATATGAAATAGATATATACCTACCCGAATTAAATATAGGCTTCGAATGTAATGGCTTATGGTGGGACAGTGAAAGGTATAAAGAAAATAATTACCATAAGGAAAAAAATAAGTTTTTTGAATCCAAGGGAATTCAAATAATTCATATATGGGAAGATGATTGGAAATTCAAAAGAGATATAATAAAAAGTAGAATATCTAATTTACTGGGGAATAACACTAGGAAAATATGGGCTAGAAAATGTGAGATAAAAGAGTTAACACCTCCTACATATAAGAAATTTGTTAATGAAAACCATTTACAGGGATATGCTCCTAGTAAACATAAGATAGGTTTGTATTTTTATAATGAGTTAGTTTCTGTTATTTCTTTTTCTAAAACTAGAAGAAATTTAGGATATAAGAATACCGATGAAGATGTTTTCGAATTACTTAGATTTTGTAGTAAATTAAACACAAACGTTGTAGGGGGATCTTCAAAGCTACTTAAATATTTTATAAGAACATATCAGCCTAGTAAAATAATATCATATGCTAGTAAAGATTGGTCTACAGGTAATTTGTACGAAAAGATAGGATTTAATAAGATAAAAGAAACAGTTCCTAATTATTTCTATTTTCACAAAGACGAGGGGTTAAGAATAAACAGGTTTAACTTTAGGAAAGATGTACTGGTTAAAGAGGGGTATGACAAAGGCAAGTCCGAGCATCAAATAATGAATGGTCGTGGCTACTATAGAGTATATGACACTGGTTCATTCCTGTTCGAAATGAAAGTGTAAATGTTATAGATTAATTACCTGATTCAAACCAAAATCTAGTACCACATTCCTTACACACGTGCAATTCATCCCAATAATAAAAATGTCCTAAATCACTAGCAGAAAAATAATTATTAAATATTTTAGGATAAGTGTCTTCGCCAACTTTGTAGTTTTCATCACAGGGTTCTGTTCCACATTCTGGACATTCATAATCAGTGATTTTTATAGAGTCATGTTCCTTAGATATATCATCACACTTATTTTGTGGTTTGTTTCTACTTGAAAATCCATTTAGAGTCCCCATTCGTATCCTTTGTCTTTATGATTATTTTTAAGCTTATCCCAAAAAATTCTAGAATATTCATGACTATCACCATTACAAGGATAATCCATTCCTGTTATTTCTCTAGCAATATATTGTATATAGCAACTTCTTTCATGTGTGTCAAATACATCTAGGTCTTTATCTTCTATTCGCTCTCTGACCTGTTCTTCTGTTAAATCAACACCATAGAAATCTTTCATTTCATTTCTTATATCATTAACAAATTTCTGCTTAGTTTCCATAATTTAAGTTTTATACAAATATAAGATAATTTTTAAAATATATCTATGCTATCACATTTTTATTTAAAAAATAGTTATATGATATATGTTGAGAAGCTACCCAATGTTAATATATACTTTAAAATTAATGGTTTTTTATGATATTGACAAAAGTTGCAGAAGTAAAAATTTCAGAAGCTAATTTTAGCTACTTTGATAATTTAGGATATGAAGTAACTTTAGGTGAAAAAATAACAATACCAATTGACCTCTTATCAAAAGGTTCACATTTTAAGATACTGTGTAAGTGTGACAAATGTGGAACAGAAAAAAAGGTATTATATAAAAACTATGTAAAATACGATAATCCTTGGGGTGAATACTATTGTAGAAAATGCTCGGAATCTAAGAGAAAGAAAACACTTAGAAAAAACTATGGTGTAGATTATCCCGTGCAGAACGAAATGCTAAAGGGGAAAATTCTTAAAACAATTAACAACAAACAGAAAAAGTAAAATGAAAGAAAAAATAATATCTAAAATATCATTTTCAGTAAATGGGAATGCATCTATTATGGTTGATGATAAAAAAGTATTTATCCATAAATCAAAAACATTAAATGCTTTAGACAAAGACGAAGTAGAGGTAATTACATATAGAAAAAAATCCAGAATAGAGGGTGAGGTAGTAAACGTTATTAAAAGACACAGAATCCAATTTGTGGGAAAAGCACAAGTTGGTAAAAAAAGTACCTTTGTTATACCTGATGACAATAAAATGCCATCAGATTTTTATATAAAAGGTGGCTTAAAGTGTGAAAATGGTCAAAAAGTTCTTGTAGAACTCACTAAATGGGATTCTACAAAATCACCACAAGCTAAGATAATTGAAATATTAGGTGAGGCTGGGGATAATAATGCTGAAATAAACTCAATAATGTATGAATATGGCTTACCTAATGAATTCCCAGAGAGTGTGGAAAGGGAAGCAAATAAAATATCCCAAGAAATAAGTAATGATGAGATAGATAAAAGATTAGATATAAGAGACATACCAACATTTACCATTGATCCAAAAACTGCTAAAGATTTTGATGATGCATTATCTGTTAATTTCCTAGATGGTGGGAATGTTGAGGTGGGAATACACATAGCTGATGTAGGACATTATGTTAAGAAAGGAACATTATTAGATGATGAGGCTATAAAAAGAGCTACATCTGTGTACTTAGTCGATAGGGTAGTTCCTATGTTACCAGAAGTTTTAAGTAATGGGATATGCTCACTAAAGCCAAATGTTGATAGACTAGCATTTTCAGTCATCTTGACTGTTAATGAAAATGGTAAAGTTGTAAATGAATGGTTTGGTAAAACTATTATAAATTCGAATACACGTTTCACATATGATGATGCCCAGAAGATAATAGAAGGTAGTGACCACGCACTGATGAAAGAGGTATTATTTCTAAATAACATTGCTAAGGACATAAGAAAAAAGAGAATTGGTGATGGATCTATTGAAATGGGTGGTGTAGAAATAAAATTTAAACTTGCTCCTGATAACAAAAAGCCAATTGGGGTATATTATAAAGTCCAAAAGGAAGCTAACAAATTAATAGAGGAATTCATGTTATTGGCAAATAAAGCTGTTGCTAAAAAACTATCTAAAGCACAAAGACCTAATGTATACAGAGTCCATGATACACCCAGTGACGATAAACTAGAATCTTTAAGTGGTATATGTAAATCATTTGGCTACGACTTTAATTTAGATTCTGGCACTAATTTAAAAAAAGAACTAAATAAATTACTACTAGATATAAAAGACACACCAGAGGAAAACATGATACAAGCTTTAGTAGTTAGATCAATGTCAAAGGCTTATTATTCAACTAAAAACATAGGACACTATGGTTTAGGCTTTACTCACTATTCCCATTTCACAAGCCCAATAAGAAGATATCCCGATTTAATAACACACAGATTATTGTTTGATTTATTAGAAACTAAACCGAAAGGAAATCCAATATCAATTGAAGAAGATTGTGAATGGTGTTCACAGAGAGAGATAATAGCTTCTAAAGCACAAAGGGACTCTATTAAATATAAACAAGTTGAGTTTTTATTAGATAAAATAGGTAAGGTGTATGATGGTGTTGTGACAGGTATAACTGATTGGGGTATATATGTTGAAATTTCTGAAAATAAATGTGAGGGAATGATCAATCCAAAATCTTTACCTGGTAAATGGAAAATAGACACTTCTAAATACACCGCATATAATAAACAAGGGGATAAGATAACATTAGGTGATGACATAAAAATAGTTGTTAACAATGTTGATCTTGATAAAAAGCAAATAAATTTCACTAAATTTTGATAAGAGCATTTGTAAATGATTTTAATAAAGATTTCACTAAATATGATAAGTTATTATCCAGATATGATAACTATAAAGAGAATTTAAGAAAGCTAAAAATAGAAAACATACTAGAAAATAATAATACTATAAAGCTGTCTTATGAAACAGTAGATATGTGTAAGTCATCAACATTGTCTTTAGAAGATGCCCCAAACATTATTATATTATCAGAAAGTAGTAACAAATCATGTGGTGTAATTAATAAAATTAACCTGTGTCTTGAAATGGATAATGGAAATGTTTTTGTTAAAACAATAGAAGTTTTTTTCAATAATATAGCTACGTACTATGGTAAAATAGTGAATGAGATGGTAAAAAATGGTTATAATCTACATATTAAGACAATTGGTGATGAGAAAATCACCAATTTGTCTTTAGCTATTTATTAGAATTCAAATTCGTCACCACCAGTATCTGCACCACCAGCTTCATCAGGACCACCCATATCTAGACCACCCGTGTCATCACCAGTATCTAGATCACTACTAGTATCTAAGTCAACACTACTATCACTCATACCAGAATCCATCCCACTATCACCCTCAATATCATCAGCAGAACCCATAGAGCCTGATTTATCCCTAGCCCAATATCTTTCATTTTCAGCCTTTTCCTCAGGTGTGAGTTTGAATATATTATCCATTATCCATTCTATGTGGAAGTATGGTTGTTCATCTGTTCTCATAACACCTAATAACGTACTAACTACTTCTGCACGTTTAGACATATTGTTTATTTTTTTCCAATCTTCAAATATTTGATTAGAGTAAAAATAAATATCCATCTGATTGATGATTCTCTCATCATCTTTCAACTCAGGGAACTCTATAAGCATCTGTAGTCTAAGTGGCTTAACGATGATTTCCTTAAAATTTGCTCTAAGTCTACTTATAAAATTATGAAATTTTATTTCATCTCTGGTCATTTCGGATGCATCAGTGAATAAGTTACCACCTCCATTCTCAGCTTCAAACCTTTGTATTGGTATTTTAGAAGCTCTTTTAAGAGACTTATAAAAGTAGTTAAGCATAGTTTCATCATTAAGGTCGTGTCCTTCTTGTTTAACAAGCTCCATATTTGGCGTACCAGCATCGCCTTCGGGAAACCATATTTGTTTATTATAATGTAGATGTTTAGAACCGTTCATAGACAGTGTACCCAAATCTTCGTCAAATTCTACTTCTTCCGAATAGTCATGAATTAATTGACCTATTTGCTCTTCAGCTCTCTGCCTTGACATACCTTTAATAGGAACTGTGAATTTTTGATAAACCTGAGCATTAAGAACATTAAACATTATTCTGGTTTGTTCCAATATTTTTAATTGGTTATATGGTTTTATAAGACCCTCTACATAAGAAGTCTCTGAGTAATCATTTTGTGACGAATATGAAATATATACTATCTGAGAGTCTAAGAATATTCTTCTAAGTTGTGGATCTTCTGGATATTGTATCCACAAATGTCCTACATTTGGTTCATAAGCAGGTACTAAAGTATCGGGTCTTAATGCATTAAATCCAATTATATTTTTTTTCTTATCATCATATATTATTTCGGCTGATAAATATCCATCAATTAAAAAATCTTTCATCATGTTCCAAGCTGTTATATTATCCGAAAAGCCAAACTTGGAGTATATTTTATTAAAGTATTCAAGATATTTATCTTGTATTTCTTGTGAATATTCATTAGATAGTTTCTTAGGTGAGCAAAAATCACTCTCATCGTTATAAACAATGCACTCATCACAGATAGAAGAAACAAAATCCCTTATTTCATCTTTTATAGAATATTCTCTTAATATTCTTCTTTTATCACCATAAGATTTATCTAAATAAGGTATTGATTTTCTGTTTAATACAGACGAGACAGCCCTTTGGCTAAAGAAATCATACATCGAATTACCTTTAGATGAATACGGATCTTCATTAACACCAATACCAACTTGGTTTCTTATAATCATATCATTATAATTCATCCCATAGTTAGATAGGTTTCTAAGTATTCTACTGAAAATACCTTTATTTTCAATTGCTGAATTATTTATTGCGAAATCAGACCCAGAGCCTGATCCATTGAATTGATTATATGTAGCCATTTATAATTTGTATTTACATTATATATTAACTTTCATCTCCCCCTTTAATACACTGTATATAGGCTATCCGTATTTCCTAACATTACGCTGAAGCCTTTTTATGTGTCCTTTTAAAACATCATACTTTTCTGATATTTCAGAATTTATATCATAGAAATCACTTAAAAGAGATAAAGTCATCTCTTTGTGTCTCTGTTCACGTTTTGCTAGTTTGGTTTCCCATATTTGCATAAGCTTATTGGGATCATATTTATTTATTGGATGTTGGTGGTATAAAAACCTAGGAAGTAAGCTTAAAGATACTTTATGAACTAATTTTATTCTATTAGCATCATATTCCATAAGAGCATACTCAAAGCCTAGCTTTCTTAACTCGTCATATATACCTTGTAAATCAACTTTCAAGAGGTTATCATTTTCAAAGTCTTTCTCACTTATGAACTTATCAAATAAAAGGACTCTTACCTCAAGTGGTATCATATTCATGTTCACACCAAAAGCTATTATTTTATTTCCCATTTTTCTATACTCTGCTAAAAATATAGGGGAATATTTTAACCAGTTAGATTCATCTTGATAGTGTAAAAAATAAAATCCACCAACTGCTAATTTAGACACTGGTACATTTTTAAACTCATCAGTAGATTTACTATAATTTTCATAGAAAAATAAACTATTTTTTTTGAAATTATCAGATATGCTATTACCATGTACTAATAAATTAAGTTTTACCCTTTCATATAATTCTGCCATAGTGTATATATTAAAAGATGATAATTTAATATATATGGTATGTTAAACTCAGCACCAAACAATAGCAAATACAACCAAGGTAATTACATACCTAAATATAAAGACAAATTAGTAAAATTAAATTCACAAGGGGGCGTATATTTTAGAAGTTCGTTAGAGAAAAGACTAATGCTTTATCTTGATCATAATGAAAAAATAACTAGATGGGGAGCAGAATGTATGAAAGTTAATTACCAAAGACAAAATCTTAATGGTGATGGAATAAAAAACCATACTTATTATCCTGACTTCTATTATGAATTGAGAGATGACCAAGGGGTTTTAAAACAAGTTGTTGTAGAAGTTAAACCTATGAAAGATTACAAAATGGTTCAAATGTTAAGAGAGAAAAAATTAAAAGTCCCAGAGAAAGGTCTTAAAAAACTAAAAAACTTCGAATATGATCTAAAAGAAGCCTACAAAAATAAATGTAAATGGGATGCTATGATAAAATGGTGTAATAAAAAAGGTTATAAGTTTATCATAATAACAGAGGAACACCTTAAAAAATTTAATGTTTAAGATATAACATATATTTCATTCATATTCAGTAAATTATTCAATTCATGCCTCATTAGCTTAGTAACATCAGAGTTTTTTAATAAGTTATTTTTAAGTAAAACATCTACTGGCTCACCAATAGCCTTTTCGTAATATTCAGGAACTTTATCCCTATTACTGTATATTCTTTTAATGTACTTTTCTCTCGAATTAACATCTATGTGTAGGGTAGCACCTGAAGGTCTAGCTCCAACACCTCTTTCACTTTCTTCCCATAATTGAAGGACTGCTTTTGTCAACATATTTTTCGTTTTTAATTATATTATAAGAGTATCAAAAGTTTACTTATATGAGTATTTTTCTTGACCAGTTGAAAAAATTCTATAATAACCTCTATCATTCATTATTTCTACCTCTGTTTTATTCGAGTCATATCCTTGGTTAACTAATTTTCTCTTAGAGTAGTTGTATCTATGTCTTTTAACACCATCAACTACCCAGAAATAATTGGGATCTGATACATTTACTTTTTCAAAACCTAGACTTTTATAAAGCCCACCCTCGAATAATGATATATCTGCATAAGAAATAATTTCTTCTACCTCATTATTATTTATAAAATATTTAAACAACCTTGATGCACCACCAATTACAGTTGTGCCTATTTTATTACAAAACCTTATAAGTTCATATTCTCTTTTATTATTAGTTCGCCTCCACCCAAAGGTCATAAGGCTTACTAATTCTTCATTGTGATACAATCCAATATTTATAGAAGATGGTGCATATCCCTGTATATGGTTATTGTTTAAAAAATCTTTATACTCTTTTGTATCTACATTCCTTATATCACACTTTCTTGCCCATATCTTACTGTCAATAATACCAAGCTTATACTTTATTACCGACTTTATAATTTCTCTTTTATTAGCCCAATCATCTTCCCAAATATGTAGAAGAGTGATTCCCTTCTCTTGACACATCATTGTTTTGTTTTTGTGGTAGCTTTTGCTTTTGAATGCTTCTGAATGCCAATATAATCCATTACATTCAATAGCTATGTTATGTTCTGGTATTAGATAGTCTAACTCTTGTCCGTTAAGGATAGATCTATTTCTCTGTTCATATTGAACACCTAGTGTGTTTAAGTATTCTCCTATTTCTACCTCAAAAGATGATCTGTATATTGTTATTGGATTACACTTTAAGCATATAATAGTCTCACTTCTCTGCCTATTGTATAACAGAAACTTAGTTATGTCAAATTCATTGCCACATTTATCATGCTTTATTTTAAAGACATTATCACTGTAGCCCAAAGCATTATATCCACTTGGTAACTTTTCTGCATATCTCATCCAAGTATTCCTTTGCTTTGTATTTTTAGATTCTTTTCGGAAAGATTCAGATTTGATCCTGTTTGTATTTTTCTTACTTATCTTATTTACTATATCTGCATTTTTAGAAGGGTTATCAACACCCCAATTTTTAATAGATGTTTGCTTAAATTTTGTTTTATATTCCTCTGTTTTAGAATAGTGATCAACACCGTATTTATCCATCAATGAATTTTTGAGCTTGTCCTTTATTTCTTGGTTTTGCATTGGATTCTTAACACCATATTTACTTAGATTAGTTTTCTCAGATTTTATACTTTTGCATTTTTTACAGTAATAGCTTTCTGTTAATCCCTTAGTGTAGTTGTAATATTCCCTGAATTCTTTTATTGTTTCGGCTTCACATTTATCACATAGACATGATACTTTAAAAGTAGTCCCTTTAGACAAATCTTCTATTTTAACTTCAATGACTTTGCCTACCTTTATATCATATCCTTTAGAAGAATAGTATTTTATATTTCTTGAATGTCCCTTTACCTCTAATGTTTTCTCTTTTATCATATTTGTTATATAACTTTTACTAGAAGAGTTTAACAAAAGTGCTTATATTATAGAGAATGAAGCCCATTACCATCGTTGGATCCCTCTATTGACAGTACTTTTATGAGATTATCACTATCACCTTTTTTCTTATATAGCTCATTAAATCCTTTGGCTAAGCCTCGCTTGAATATTTCGGTGAAGTAAGCAAAAGCATTCACAGATTTTTCTTCGTTAAAATTATACCAATTTTGGTACATATCTAAAAGCCCCGATTGATAGCAATCAAGTTTGTCGTCATTGCTCCAATATCTCATTTTCTTAATTGTTTTATTCCCAAGAAGTTCTAACATTTTCTCAGCTTTTCTAGTAAGTTTACCCTGTGCCTTCGAGACTATTATCTCTACATATAATTCTTTGTTATTTAAATACATTAATAATTTTTTCTTTATTATTATATATTATTTTAAAAATAAGTTTAACTTATTTTTAACATTTTCATCATAACGTATAGTTATAAGATTTATTTTATTTTTTTCACAGAAATCCACTTTTATCTTATCTTTTACTTGGTTATACTTTAATGTTTCATCACCACCGAAGTATTTAACTGATTCATAATGTTGCTCACCATTATATTCAATACATATGTTATAATCAGGAAGATAGAAATCAAATCTAAGTAAATATTTGTATTTGCATCCTTCAAACTTTTTTTGTGTTTCATAGATTATGTCATTTTTATCCAAAATGTCACTTATCATATTTTCTCCTTTTGACTGGCTACACATCGGACATCCATTATTTAAATACAAATGGTTATCTGGTCTTTGGAAGAAACTACCATGCTTAAGGCATATTAGCTCTACTTCTGTTTTGTTATTTTTATATTTAACTCTTGAATAATCAAAAGTATTACTTCCCCATATTTCTTTAGAATTATTAATGAACTTTTCAGTTTTACCATCTTCCACACAATATTTACAGTCTTTTTGTCCCTTTAAGTGTTGGGTAGGATATACACTAAAAGAATAATTGTGAACTTTACATCCTACTATTAGTTTTGATCTTGAATTTGTGTATTTAGTTTTATCATATTCCCACTTATCACTTCCCCATATTTCCTTAGACTTTACTATAAATGAGTCCAATGAAGATGCTTTTTTACTGCACAAGTCACATATATTCCCATTTCTTATTTCTTTTAAAGTTTTTTTAAAATTTTTTTGATGTTTTTTGCAACGAATTGTTGATTTGGTATAATTATTTTTATATTCATATTCACTGAAGTCATAATTAACTAAATTTTCTATTACTCTATTGAAATCTACTTTCTTCATTATTTTATATATCATTATCCTTAATATTGTTTTTTTTTCATATATTTGTGTACTTAAATAAAAAAAAATGAAAGACATTAAAGAACTGCAAAGGTTTAGATCAAAGGAGGAATTGAAGACAAAACTTTAACATGTTATTAATAATTATAAATCAAAGGAAGAACCACATATAATATTATCAAAAAATGATATTATGAATGTTTTGTCATCAATGATAGTTAAAAGAACAGAATAATTTTTTAACAATATTGACCAAAATCAATAATAAGACCACTTAACAGGGCTATTACTTATAAAAATTGCTATGTATAGTTTTCCATTATCAAAAATAAATATATATATTAAAAATATTTTTAAATGGTCAGAATTAAAAAATTTGAGAACTTTAAATATGATGAGGAAAACAAAGTAGTTTCACCAAACTTATTAAATGAGATGCTAAACCACGAATCAACATCAATCGCAAGACAGAGACAAGAAGAAAATGAAGAATACTCTTCTTATGATGTATCAAAAATCAAATCAACTAAAAAGCAATTAACTAGATATTTAATTGTAAATGGCGAAATGATTGAAGTCAAGGAACAAAAACCATCTGTGTATCAAGGTGCATATGTTATTAATTTCAACGGACAAGAATTTGAGGCTTACACACTAAGAAACTTGAAAGCAATGATTGTTGAGGAATTAGAGTATATGGAAGATTAACAAAGAACTGATGATCGTCAAAAAGAAATTGGATCGTCAAAAAAAATAAGAAGAGTGTTACATTAGAGATTAACACAAAGCTCAAACACAACATCGACTATAACAATTATTAATAAGAATAAAATAGGAAAATAAAATTAACATTAACAACATTTATTTAAAAGTAATTAAATAATTGCTTATATTTGCATCAAAATAAAACAATTATGAAAAAAGCTTTTATCTTTATGGGTCTACCACTTTCTGGTAAATCTAAATGTATGAACGATAGATTATCAAAAGATTGGAGAGATGCTAAAATTGTATCAGCCGATGATATTAAGCTAACACACCCAGATTATGAACATAATGTGCCTAAACACGTTCATTTATGGAGTACTAGAAAAGCAGAAGAAAAGATGATTGATTTTGCAAATAAAAATACACCTAAAATAGTTATGGATGGTGGTGGTATAAATAACAGCTACACAGTTAGAATAATCAACATGCTAAAAGGTAAAGGTTATGAAGTTGAACTCATACACGTTAGAACACCATTGCAGGTCTGTCTTAAAAGGAATGAGATAAGAGAAAGAAAAGTACCCCACATAGATATTATCCAAAAAGCTGCTAAAGAAAGAATACAGTTTGAGAGAGTATCTAAGCTATGCGATGATATAACCATCATTAACCATTTTAGTAACAAGCATATATTCGTTGATATGGATGGGGTGATTGCTGGGTTATCTTTATTACCAACATATGAGGGTAAAGTTGATTTCGTAAATAATGAAATTTATAAGATCCTAAAACCAGTTCAGCCAGTTATTGATAAACTAAATAAGCTTAAAAAAGATGGTAGAAACATTTATATCTTATCTGCCATACCTAATTCATTTTCTTACATTGATAAGAATACTTGGTTAGATGAGCATTTTAATATCGATAAGAGTAAAAGGTTTTTTGTAAATTCTGGAAAACATAAAGCAGAAATGTTAGAAAACCTTAGGCTTAAATTTAAACTAGATAAGCAAGACGTTTGTTTAATAGAAGATACTCATTCTACATTAGAAAAAGTAAGAGATTTAGATATGAATCCCATACATGTATCGGAGTTTTTAACTGATGATTTTATTTAGTATAAGCTCAAATTTTATTTTACCACAGTCCCAAATTCTGAGAACATTCATATTTTTCATATGTTTGTTCTCAGTTAAATTCGTTTTTAATTTTGATTTTTTAAAATTTGATTTATGTATTCTTTTACCACCTACAATATACTTATAGTCTGGCTTTGGTGTTTTAGATATACTAAATCCTAACTTATTGTACATATTACCATTAGACCAATCATTATCAGCATAACTTATTATTCTATTTGGTGAGTATTCTTTTATAAAGTATTTTAATATTTTACTTGCACCACCAATAACAGATACATCCTTTTTATTACAGAACCTATTTATGTTCCAATGATTAGAAGACATTTTATTTCTACCCTCTAAGTGATTAAAAGTCATTATACTTACTATTTCTTTATTATAAAACAATCCAATTTTAACAGAGGATCTACCATTTCCTTGTATGTGATTATTATTCAAAAAATTAGACACATGTTTATTATTTTTAATAATTTTAACTTCACATTTTCTAGCCCATAACTTATTAGAAATCCCTAACCAATTATTTATCTGGGATTTTATTATATTATTTCTATGAATCCAATCATCTTCCCATATATGTATTATTCTAACCCCCCTGTCTTTAAAATAGTCAGTCTTATTTATATGATAATTTTTATCTTTAAATTTCTCAGAGTGAAAATACAATCCATTAAATTCAAAACCTAAATTTAACTCTGGTAAATAAATATCTATTTCATATCCATCTCTGTATGATTGTATTATTTCACCACTATATACGGAGTTTATATAATCGAAGATTTCTATTTCTTTAAATGACTTTGTATCCCCTATTGGATTACAGATAGTACAAACAGGTATTTCGCTAATCTTTCTTTTTATAAAGTTGTCTATGTGTATTTTAAAATGATGACCATTATCACATTCCATTAGTGAGTGTCTATCACCTAAATATTTTATATAACCTTTATCTTTAGATATGCTAAATTTACCATATCTAAAAGTATCAGATTTCATTATGTTGTCACTATTCCACTTTTTATTCAATGTTATTTTATTCTTGTGTTTATAATCTTCTGTTTTTAGATAATTAACATTTCCATATTTTTTTAGATTCGTTTCTTTTACTTTTCCTTTAACAATATTAGATTTTGCTGGATTATCTACTTTATATTTTTTAAGTGAAGTGGTTTTAGATTTATTTCTTATTTTATCTGACATCATAGGATACTCAACACCATGATTTATAAGACAAGTCTTTTTAAACTTATCTTTATATATTTCTGATTTTGAAATATGGTCAACACCATATTTATTAAGAAGAGTTTCTTTTGATTTATTTTTAAATTCATCAGATTGTTGTAAATATTCAACTCCGTATTTTCTTAGATTTGTATTTTTGACATTTTCTTTAACTTCATCTAATTTCATATGATGTGTTACACCATACCTCTCCAATAAAGTTTCTTTTGACTTCATAGATCCGCACTTTTGGCAACATGCATATTTATCACCATTTGATATATTTAGAAAATATTGCTTTAATGTTGTAATACTTTCCTTGTTACAGTAATCACATATAACAGCAACCTTTTTACGTGAACCCTTTGTTACATGTTCTACTTTAACCATCATGACATCTTTATTAATGTCATAACCCAAGGATTCGTAATGTTTTATTTTTCTACATCCCTTCGTTTCTATTGGTATTAAGTTATATTTTATCATAAAGTATATATTATATATGATTTAAATGATTAAGTTTAAACAAAAAAAGTCCCTATTAAGGACTTTTTTAATTATTATTTTAATTATTTTAATTATTTCAATTTAATTTTCTCGTTATATTGAACTTCTTTAACACCATCTAATTCAGCTTTTAGGTTGCTATGTCTTTTCTCTAAGTTAGTCAATGCTTTTGATAATACTTCTGATTCACCTAACATCTTGATAGAACCTTTTACTTTATCAATATTAAAGGAAACACTTTCTAATTTAAGTGTGATTTCTCTTTCTTTATCTTCTAGTCTTCTCTTAACCATTGTCTCTTTCCCTAACTTGTTTTCGTAAAAATATGTTAAATCATAGTTTAACTCATTTCTAACTTCATTTACTAATTCGATAGCTGATTCAAACTTAAAGAAGCTATTACCATATCTCTCATCGCACCTGTATAAGAATGTTGCATCTTTGTAATTAAATGCATAGCACTCTAAGTAAGGATTTACCATGTTTTCTACTTTTTTAACTACATCTAGTTCAACGAATTTATCCATGTTTTGAGAAACTTCTAATAACACAGGGTAAAAGTTCTTATTAACGATAGGAATTATTGGTGAGTTAAATAAAGATTCTAAAGTTGTTTCTGTATTTAGCTCATCTTCATTGATGTATAAAGATTTGTTATCAACACCTAATCCAATAGTAAGGTTTTCAGAAATTCTAAAGTTAACTCTATCATCTTCAACTTGTGCATATTTCATTGCTGATTCGATAAGCCTTAATTTTCTTAGCTCGTTCTCATCAGTTATATGCTCTTCTAAAAGTGCTTTATCGACTGAATCTTCTTTTAAAAGAAACCAAGAATCTTTAACTAGTGCAATATGACCTTCTTCAACTTGTTCAACGATAGTGTGAACAGATTCAGCTTGACCACCGCTAAGTAGGTTAGCTTTCTTCTCTGGTGAAGTTGTAAGGTTATGTACAAATAGCTTTATTTCAGGGACCCAATCATAAACTGATAGCTCATTAAGAACTTTAGACATTCTGTCTTGATCAGATTGTAAATTTATAGTTTCTAACAATACATTTATTGGTTGTCTATATAATTCGCCTTGATTCTTTTTATTCAATACGTTATATAAGTTTTTCAATTCATATAACAATTTATATTCTTCCATGTCTGTATTCAAACCCTCTAACAAACCTTTAACTTCTTTATCATAAGTATAAGGCTTCAATCTTTCATTAAGAGAAACAATTATGTTTTTCTCGGATTCTTCATTACATACGTTCATATGTCCTTCAATAATATTAAAGATTTCTTCTTGATCCATCGAAAGGTCTTTTTTGAAATTAAACAGTTCTAGTTTAAGATTCTTCATGTGTTAAATTTTATTTTTTTCTATATACTATATATTAACACTAAAAAGTGCTTTTTTTCTATTATTTGTTATTATCTTTATTCGGCTTATCACCATTTGGATTATTAACAGGTATACTATTTCTTTCCCTAGCTCTTAGTATGTTACCATACCACTTGGTTTTCTTAGGAGCAACATTATATCCACCATTATCAGATATGTATGGATAACTACTCTTATCAGTGAAGCTACCTTCCCCACCTGGGTTACCAACAAAATCTTGTTCGGGTGAAAAGTAATCGGAAAAACCACCAGTAGTCTGATATCCATTTTGATCTGTCATACCTTCACCTTTCTTAGTATATCCTGGTGTATTTATCTTATCCTTTCTTATCGCAGGGTAATATGTTTTAACTTGGAATGAAACTGTCATTTTTATATCATTAGAAGAGTCCATCTTTTTCTCTCTGTTTATCTCAATAGATGTATCATCAGGCATCATTATCACCGCATCTATATTCATGTAGTTATATTCAAAGTACATAAACCTATACATCCACAAAGTGTCCATAAGTGCTTGACTACATTTAAAAGTATCTAATTCACTTTCTAGCGTTATTTCTAAATCATAGTTTGCTACAATTGGGATAGCCCTAACCTTTGAGAGTATATTCCTAACCTCTACTTCGTTCTCTACGACTGTTTTAAGCCACACATTAGGGTTTGCAAACTCATCTGATACCGTATTAAAAGATCTAAGTGTTATGTGACCCCTTGGCTTTATATCAGTGTTTAATTCCGAGCTTCTTTCCCCAGTGACTATATCATCTTGAAAACTATCCAAAAGGAATCTTTCATCACCAGTTAAAGAGTAAAAAAAAGGAACATCTACTGCATAATCACCAGATGTGAATCTATTAACCCACCTTATACTACCCTCAAGTGTATCTAATACACATACTGTTAAATCTCTATAGAAGGTATCGTCAAAATTTAGTTTCCTGTTATTCATAAAGTATATATAAAATTTAGTTTTCTGTTATTCATAAAGTATATATAAAATTTACCTTTCTTCTAAACATTTACTATCTTTGACTCTATAAATAAAAAAGATATATTATGAGTGTGAATAAATTACTACTTTGGGAAAAATGGAGACCTAAAACATTAGAAGATATGATACTTTTACCAAGAATCAGAGAGAACTTCGAAAATGGCTTAGATGGTAATTATATATTTTATGGTCACTATGGAACAGGAAAGACTTCTTTAGCTAGGATACTCATAGGGAAGTATACTAAAGATAGACCATTTTTAGAAATAAACAGTTCTCTATATACCTCTATTGATGTACTAAGAAATGAAATAGAAGACTTTTGTAAATTCACACCCATGATCCAAGCTGATGATGGCATAAAGTATGTGTTTTTAGATGAGTTTGAAAGAACATCAGCAGAATTCCAAGATGGATTCAAAGCATTTATAGAAAAGTATAGTAGAAATGGTGTAAGGTTCATAATAACTACAAACCATATTAGCAAAATATCAGATGGGATAAAGTCAAGAATTCCCCAAATAGACTTTGATTGTAAGAATATAGAGGAAGAAAAGTACCTTAAAAAGGAAATATTTAAGAAAATACAAAATGAAATTCTTCCAAGCGAAAACTATACAATAAAAAAAGAAAACCTAATTAAAATAGTTACTAAGAAGTTTCCAGACTTTAGAAGTACTATAGAGGAAGTTAAGAACTATATAAGGACTGATGGTGGTGTAACAGAATCATCTAATGTATCTAACCAAGTAAAGCTTAAATTATATGATGTGTTGTACGATGAAGAACTATCATACGAAGATATTTATCATTTTTTAATGAATAACTTTGGTGCTGAACAAATAGATGTAATGATAAAGTTTTTAGGTAAACCATTCATAGATTGGTCAATAAAGAATAATAAAAACGTTGATCATTTATTTGAGTGCAACTTTATCATATCAGACTACTCAGATAAATTAGAGAATTCAACAGATCCAATTGTACTGGGCTTAACAATCATTGGAAAGTTAAGAAATATATTAATCTAACTTTTTAAATACTTGATTCATAGAATATATTGAGGTTTTATTTCCCTTTATTTTAACGCCCATTCTACCTTTTTGGAATGGGTGTTCTAATATATGCTCAACCTCACCAAGTTTATCACCATATGTAGATTTGTAAACAACATCACCAACTTCTATATCCCTACTTTCAGGATTTTCACCAATCCATTTTTTAATTTCTTTTCTTATTTGCCTCTTAGTTTTTTTAGGTCTACCAGTATTATCATCTCCATTTCCCTTTTCTTGGTTACACTTAACACACATAGGCTGATAATTTTCAAGTGTATTAGATCCACCTTTTGACTTTGGTATTATGTGATCAACATTTAAAGGAAAAAAGTCATCTGTATAAACATCAATATGTATATCCCCCATTTTATCCAAACCATGACCTATCTGTGTAGCTTCTCTACCACATTCAACACACTTTAAACCTTTGTGGTAAAATGTTTGTAACCTTCTGTGATCTTTATATTTGTATAAGTTTTCAATAGGTTCAGTTTTCACTATTTCATAACCAAAATACTTAGCCCTTATTTTAGAAGTAAATTCTTTATAACTTTCTAATACTTTCATGTTCTATATATTATAATAGCAAAGATACAAAAAAATTATATATACTCTATGGCTACACCTAATTTTATAGATATGTATATCAAATATCCTGGACACCCTAGTTTCAACAAGGTTGAATTAATAGAGGATGATATAATACGTGTAATTGTTCAAAAATACGAAATGGTACTATTCACAAATAAAGGGGAGTTATTAGGCGATCCCAATTTCGGTGCTGATTTACCCAACTTACTATATGAAACAAAATTATCTGCTGAATTTATAGAAGGTGATATAAAAGCACAAATAGCTGACTATATACCAGAGGTTGATAATATAGACTATGAGTTAAAAGTTGAGTTTTTTGATGATCCCGAAAGGTTTCAAGAATATATGGTTATAGGATTCAAAATAAGGGATATAGAAGTTTTTGCTTCGGTATTTTAATTATTTAATAGGACAGTTTTTACCAGAGTAAATATACCTTTTATCTTTTGACACATCAGCACCTAAAGATTTACAAGAAATATAAACATCTTCTAAACACTCTTTATCTGATCCACCTACTATTACAAATTTTCTATGCTTGTTTTTTATTATTCTATTGTATAGTTTTTTACTTACATGATGCCATTTATGCTTATTTCCTATATAAACTATAACAGTTCCATTCGTAGTTTCAAAGGCATCACCTTTCTTTAACGTTCCATCTTCTTGTTTACTTTTGATGTCTTTATGAACAGTTTTATCAAGTATTTTTTTATAAAAATCAACATCAACATCATAATTGTATCTCTTTTCAATTATTTCTGTTTGGTTCGGAAAGTGGTATAAATCTTCCTCTAATAAGATATCTGGCTCATCATCAAATAAATATTCGGAACTTACTCTACCATTTATATGGTTATCCCATATTTGGAACACTTCATCGAATTCTTTACAATACTCTTTTAACTGATTTAGGTAGTTATCAGTGAAATATTTTTTAAAACTCTTTTGCACATCTACAATTATAAGTATAGACGAATCTTTATAGCTCTCAAAGGTTTTGATATGATTCATGCCTTTATATATTAAAATATTTTAATATGTAAAGGTTTTACGCATTATTGATTACTTTCATTATAAAGGTCTTCAATATTGTCTTTTAAGTATTTACCTATTTTTTTATATGCTTTATCAGTTCTATCATTACTGAAACCTCTAAATTTAACTCGGGCTGGGTATACATCTTTTATTTGGTCATTTTCTACTTCGAAAACTATTGCCCATCCAAATGCATGGAGGATTTGATTAATGATAACCACTAGCCCAGTATTTCTAAATTCTTCCCACTTTTTTCTTTCTACCATTTATTTTATCGTTTTAAAATGTGTTATTGTTGCAAAAGGTTGTTCTTTATCTTGATATTTCTGTATATCACCATTATCATATTTTATAAGGCAATTATTTTCCATAACAAGTTTAGCGTATAGGTTATAGTTTTCTTGATTAAAAGGAATCCACTCATCTATAACATCACCGCCTTTTCTTGATTCAGACTCCACCAACCCACAAATTTCTCTAATTTCTTTACCTACATAATTTGCTGTTCCTTGGTCAGTTTTATCTTTAATAAACTTTTTTAAATCTTTTATCTTTTTGTTTACATCTTCCATTTTGTAAATATTAAATATTACTCTAAATCCCAAAAGAAATCGTTATCAAGTGATGGAGAGACTTCGGTAATAAAACTTACATCGTCACCCATAGATCCCTTTGGTATGGCACTTTTCACTTCTTGCTCATCCCAGCCTTTTGGGCTTCTTGCAGTAGCCCATCTATAATTTCCCTCGCAGGATATATACTCTATTTTCCAGAATTCCTTATCCATTTCAATTTCACACATTTTATATTATTTTAAAGTTATATATTTTCATCACAAAAAATCCAGACCTCTTTAGATTTTTTTATATGTGTACTAAGGAGTTTTTCCCAATCTTTAGTCATTGTTTCTATTCTAGGTTCTGCCTTAGTAGAAAATGCAGCATTTATATCTATACCACGGTTAGTTATTTCAAGTATGATGCCTTCATGTCTCTCATCGTCATATCCTGTAGCCATATGAATTCTGCTATGTCTACCATCTTTTGCAATGTAGGCAAATTCAAAATTAGATAATTGCGTTTTTATTATTTCAACGCTATGTTTACAAAACCTAAAACCTTTATAACAAACTGTATCCTCTATTCTATTACCCATCATAATATTATAAATCACTTGCTTCTAATGAGGTAGATAAAGAAATAGTGCATTTAGGACAAGTTCCATCAAGCATAAGTATATGTTTTTCGCATATCCTACATACTTTAATATCATTCTTTTTGACAATAGATAATTTCATTATCTCATTTTGCATTTTAGAAGATGATAATTCACCTTCATTGTATTTATCTACTATCTTCTGTATTTTAAACTTCATATATCATTATTAATGACTATTAAGAATGTGTCTTTGCTTACTAAATGAAAAACCACAGAAAGTATCCCAATCTATATCCTTAGATTTTATAATTTCCTTTGCATCTTCTAATGTAAAATTAACTGTGTTATGCATATTTATTTTTCAAAAATTTATCATGAGCTTCATCAGCATCGTAGTAACCTAAATCAACTCCATCTTTAGTGAGCATTGTTTTAATACCTCTTTTTCTTTTACTATCTACTAAGATGCCTTTTTTCCTCAATAGGTTTTTAGTACTATTTTTTGATTCTTTGAACATATTAATCTTTAGGGGGTTCTGGCTTATCCAATAATCTATAATGGCTACAAAAGTTAAAAGGGATGTGTTCATCCTTAGGAACAAATACAACTTTTTTGGTTTTAATTGTGTAAACCCACACAGGTTCGTTTGGTATCGAATCTTTTATCTTAGGATCTATTTTAATCCATTCCATAGCTTTTACTTTTTATTAATTAATTTGAAACAAAGAATATAATTTCCAAAACGGTTCTTAATCTGTCTAAACCTATTCCCTAGTCCACTATTTTTAATCTTAATCTTCAACTCAGATACTTCTTGACTAGAAGATATACCATAAATGGCATGTGTTTGAACAGGGTCAAAAATGCTTTGAACATATTGATTTCCTGACAGTTCTCTCTTTACTGATTTCAATGTATTTTCCATAGTGTTTAGTTTTATACAAATATAAGATAATGTATTAGATTACACAAGTAAAATCAAATAATTGTTTTCCTGTAATCAGAAATGAGATCATTACAATCCCATGTGCTGACTAAAATATCATCACCTTCCTCTATAAGTGAATATTTCTTAATATTGCTTTTGGCAAAATTGAAAAAGCCATCAGACTTAAATAATTTAAGATCATTTCTTTTTTGAGAAAGTTTAGAATACCTTTTACCTATTTCTTTTACTGAGTGGTACATTTTGTATGTTTAAAAATTATTATAGGCAAATATACAAAATAAATTTATATCTACCTAATCACCTATCAGGCATATCATATTTAATACCCATTTTAACACATATACCAGCTATTTTTCTCATATATTCCATCGTGTTAGGATATGGATCTTGTTCGGTATACCATTCCTTGTTAGCTTTATCAAGGTTGTACCTAATTGCTTCCAATCCTGATGATAGAGGGAAATCTTCTACCACATGTGATTTTTGGATTTTCTCTTGCTTTTGAACATAATCTAGTTCAGTGTCAATTGCTTTGTAAACTTCTTTTCTTTTCATTTATCTATATTTAAAAATTAATTATTTTCTCACAATACTTCTTAGCATCTTCCATGCTTTTTATTTTTAATTGATTACCCAATGGTTTTTTCATTTGGTATATTATTACTTCTTCTGTACCATTTAGTCTTTCGATATCGAAATACATAGTATCACCAACCCAACCTTCTTCTGTATTATGAACATTATCTTTTTTCCAGTTTATCATATTTTTTTATTTTACTAAATGAATGGTTTTACCAAAATGTTTATAGAATTTCTCATAAGAAATACTAAATGCAATTTTATTACTAACTAGAAACTCAGCTTCCTCTTCTTTGGTTTTATAGCTTAAATTAGTACTTATTTCAGTTACTATTATATTTTTGTTTATAGCATTTATTTTATAAAGAGAGTTCATCTTATAATCAACTCCCTTAAAATTATGTATATACCCACTAAAATTAAATACATCCTTTTTTGATATTCTAATAGCATCACTTGGGATATTATTTTCACGTTTTATTTCTTCACTGCACTTAACGCCAACATTCCCATTCTCATCTTTTTTTGCTATCATACTAAACTTATTTACCACTTTTGATACAGCTTTCCCTTTATCATTTAAATGAAAATATACTGAATGAGATGCATTACTTCCCTTCTTTTTTGAATGATATTTATTTTTTGAGACTTTCTTTCCCAAGTATAAATTTTCCTCTTTATTAGTAGTGTTTTCAATATAAGCACCTTCAGGCATTTTACGTAAATTACTATTTTTTTTATCCTTCTTATCTAAAATGAAGTCTTCACCAGTGTTTGGATTCTTAACTATTACATTGTCCTGTTTTATATCCTTCCCATCTTTATCCTTATCCAAAACAATTCCCTTGACCTCATACCCTTTAGACATCACAACGCCATCCTTTTTATAAGAACCGTATATTGTATCCCCGAACATTTTACCACGTGGTGACATAGTAGTTGTTTTTTTACCATTATCATCTACGGAAACTCTCTTTTTAAAAGATCTAACCTTTTTAAATGTAGGCTTAGTATTATTTTCGACCATTTTAAGAACATTTATTATATCCTCAATATCCTTATCGTCATTTATATAAATATCCATCTCTTTAAAATAATTATACATATCACTAACATCATTTAAGTTAGGTTTATATTTAGTTTCCCTAGTAGACTTTGAGTGGAATACATTCTTTCTATGTTTTAACAATAATAACAAAAAGCAGTCTACCATGTGATGATGATTCCAATCTCTATCTTTTGGTAAATCTAATATTCTCTTACCTCTAATTTTCCCTATATAAGAAAATTGTCTTGGTGTGTAGCTTATTCTACTTCTATCAACACCGAAAACATCAGTTAGGATATCAGTTAGTGCAGAGACCGAGTGAGAAATATTAGACAGTAGAGAAGATCCAAACTCCATCTCTAACTCATCTTTACTCGATTCCATTAACAAAATGTTCATTTTTTTATTAAAATATGATACTAAATGTCTTCTAAGGTCATATTTGTCTATTTTTTTAAATATGCCATTAGTCTTTATATTGCCTTTTTTATCAGTTTCTTTATGGTAAAAGTCCAAATGGCTATCAATATAACAAACGTCATTATTATAAAGTTTACCTCCGTGTTCTTCTTCTATATAAATAGAAATATCCTCACAAATATCATCAATTCTGGATGTTCCATAGATATTATTCAATTGCTTTTTAAATCCAGACTTGTTCAAATTTAAGTCACTAGATAAAGGAAGGTTATTATCCTTTTCCTTGTTTAATGAATGTTTACACGGAACTAAATTGGATATATTATTACCATATGAAGTTACCCAACTGCGTGGAACAACATGGTCTTTATCAGTATCTTCAAGTGATAAAGGGTTACCGTCATAAACATCAATGCCACCACTTTCATATAAGATTCTAGACCTACTATAATTATTAGAAGGATATTTATTTAGAGACACATTTTTAATCACTCTATTGAAAATATGTTCGAATGCATTCTCTTCCTTGTTAGACTTAGCTCTAGTAGATTCTATAACATAATCTATATTTCTTATTTTTTCAATTCCTTGTATGAGTTGAGTTCTGTTTTTTGGATTATCCGAAAATATAACATTCATTATATTATCTACCATTAAAAACATTTTTTGTTGTACGTTAGGATCAGTCCATTTTTTTTTCAAAACACTGTTTATATAATTCTGAATTTCGAACTTTAATTTAGCTTCCAAACCATTAGACCTAAACCTAATGCTCTTATCATTTATTATATTATCTATTTCGCTAATCTTTAGAAGACCTAGATCTTTCTCCATAAAAGATTTAACATCATTGATTTTCTTATTAGATATACATGCTCTATTTTTATCATATCCCTCATCAGTAGAATAGACCTTATTCAAGACTAATAAGTTAAGCATATTGCCTGTTCTATTGATTCTGCCCTTAAATAAAAAGTTAGAGTATATCTTGGCAAATTTATCAGAAACATCACTCACCACACTACCACTTTCTTCAAAATATTCTAATATTGAATCTTTCTTGGATGCTGTCAAATTAAACTCTTTAAATGACTTTAATGGCTTGCCTGTCTCGTAAGAATTGTAAATTGAAGAAAATATATCTGCTACATTATCTATGTTCAAAATGCTATTTTTACCCTTTTTAAAAAATAGCTCATCGTTATCAAAAAACGGATCATACTTTAAGATATCTATGATAACACTATTGATAAACCCATTATTTGACTTATCTGTAAGCTTTTTTATAAACTTATCTTTATACTCATCATTGAGTTCTTTAATATCTTTTTCGTTAGAGGTGTTTAATTTCAAGTGAGTAATTCTTAATTCTTGATAAGGATTATTTTTATCACCCCTTTTATGTGATTCTTTTTTATGATTCAAAAAAGAACAGTCACCTCTCTTTTCATTTTTTCTCTCATTCTGGTTTTTATTGTAAAATATAATGTTAGCTAATTTTCTAGCATTCCTAGAATATTTACCACCTAATTTACTTATGATATCAATATAAAACTCTTTGTTATCATTTTGATTAAAAAAACTTAAATCATTAGGGCTAAACATCATATTTATCTTATTAGACCTGATAGTAGGATAATAACTAACCTTGTGATCTTCTAAATCATTTGGTATTGATTTTATAATATCTTCTAACTTTCTTTTACCTATTGCTTTTACACCCTTTTTAGAAAGTTTCTTTGTTACTTTTTGATCTTCTTTACTTAATTTTATTTTTGACTTTTGAGATTGTGCGCCCCTGCTGTTCAACATCCACAAAGATATAATATAGAATGCAACATCTTCATCTGAGTAAGAGACCCCATCAACAGTTAAGTTCATTTTAGGAAGCTCATTTTTATTAACTAGGCAATGAGCTAAATACACTGGGTTGAATTTATAATCTCCCTTTAATTCTTTTCGGTGTTTATGAAGTTTTGTGTGACTGGATTTTAATATTTTGCTAGAGGTGTCGAAAAAGTTTTCTTTTCTTTTCTTTTTATTTTTCAGTGTGTTACTGACAGTAGTTTTTTTCTTTTCATTAAATATTTTGAAGTATTGATTATGCTCACCATCAATAACTAAATAAGAGACGTAGTTATTTTTATTAACATCAATGCCCATGATGTTATCAATATTTTTATTTTTTAAAAAATTATCCAGAAGTGAGTTGTTACTTGACAAAATATTTTATTTTTAGTTATTATTTATTTTTGACAAATATAACACTATTTATTAATATAACAAGTATAATATGTATTTATTTTTAGATCCTACCAAAGTAGGTTAGTGGAGTTACTAAATCGAGCTAATGTATGTCTTGCTCTACTTAATCTACTGAAATTCACTCCCGATAACATAAGTTATCGTTGGTTGTGTTAAGGTATTATTATATTACCTTTCACAACAGACAATCACTGCAATCAATTATTAAATTTGTTGTGAATAGTACTAATATGATTACCTTTCACAACTATATGAGGTGGACTTTACATTTCTATTATGTTGTGAATAGTACTAATATGATTACCTTTCACAACTAGCTCTCTAGTTAGTATATCTTGCATTTTGTTGTGAATAGTACTAATATGATTACCTTTCACAACCTCTGGCTTGTTCGGGTCGGGATTTCCATAGTTGTGAATAGTACTAATATGATTACCTTTCACAACATAACATCCATAGCTAGTTTATTAAATACCGTTGTGAATAGTACTAATATGATTACCTTTCACAACCTACCTCTTATAAATAATTGGTTGTTAGTAAGTTAACCACATTAATGACTATTAGAAATCATTTTTTAATCAATAAAAAAAGAACTTTTACCTTAATTTTTAAATCCTACTAGTGTAGGTTAGTGGAGTTACTGTATATCGAGCCAATGTATGTCTTGCTCTACTTAATCTACTGAAATTCACTCCCGATAGCCTAAGCTATCGTTGGTTGTGTTAAGGTAATCAATTAATACACTGCAAATATAAAACAAATAAATAGTTCTCACAAGGTTTTCTATGAAAAATATTTAATATATAATAAAAAAGAAATAATAATATGGCAATTAAACTATTTAAAGAATACACAAATGTAAACGAGGATTTAGGTGGGGAAGCTACTAACCAAGATGAAATTAATTTTCTACAGAAAACAAAAAAACACCTTATTGAATTTGATGTAGCTTATCGAAATCTAAAATCAACGTGGGCTGAAGACTACATGAATGACGTTGACTTGAATGAATTCTTATCAAAAGATTATCCAAGTGACTTACCATCTTTTGATGAGATTAATATACCTGAATGGGTAGAATTTTCTATAAAGGATATAGATAGAAAAATAGAAAAGCTTAAGGAATAGCCTTTAAATTAATTATAATATTTAAAGTAAAGACAAAAAAAATCCAGATAAATTATCTGGATTTTTTTATTATATATGTTTATTTGTTTTTATTTTTAGATAGGAAGATCTTCATCTTCTTCTTCGTCTAAGTCCTGAACATCTTCGAAATCATCATCACCTTCTTCTTGTGCTTCTTCTTCCATTTCAGCTTTTTCTTCCTGTTCTTCTTCCTGTTCTTCTTCCTGTTCTTCCTCTTGTGCCTGTGCTTCCTCTTCTTCTTTCATTTCAGGTTGAACTTCTTCTTCCTCTTCCTCTTCCTCTTCTTCACCACCAGTTAAAGCTCTAGCAGAAATAATATCATTATCGAGATATTTATCAGTTACATGTTTTACTAGTTCTTCTGCAATATCAAAATCACCAAACAATTGGCTGATATCTTCACCAGTCTCATCCTTAACCTTTTTTATGTAAGCATTTACAAAGCTCTTAGGAACATCAATACTTGTTCTTACTTTATAAGTATCTTCAACCTCAATTACAGCTTCCTGTACTTTAGTTTCTTGTGCTTTAGTTTCTTGTACTTTATTACCTCTATGGGCTTCAAAATTTTGAATACGTTTCATATTTTTAATTATTTTTTATACATTATATATTAATTGTCAAAAGTCTCTTTTTACAATGCCCCACCAATCAATACAGCACCTATTATAAGTATGACTCCACCAACGCCACCCCAAAATACTTTTCTCTCTAACCTTTTAACTTGCTCATCATATATATCAACCTTTTTATTTAAATTAGTTATCTGTGACTCGTAGGTAACCTCACTTAACATGTAATTTGCTATTTGGCTTTGTAAATTATAGATTTGTTCATCTTTGTTATCAACTAACTGTGAAAGATTATCTATTTGTATAGATTGAGTGGCAATAACATTTTCTAGATCATTAACCACTTTTACATTAAGTGAATCTAAACCAAACCCTAACATTTCATTTTCCTGCATAAGTTTTAATATATCTAGTTTGTTGTCAACATACCTAGCTTGTTCCATAGAAATAGCTACATACTTATTCCCTAAGGAATCTTTTTCAAAACGTGGGAAACTTTCTTGCCCATGTGCTACTGTGGAAAACAAGACAAAAAGTACCGTAATTATTATTTTATTTAACATCATTCAATTTTATTTTTAAAGACTGTAATAATAGACTATCCGACTTATTTGGTGGATTATCTATTAAGCTATCTATTTTATTTCTACCTTTACTTATTTTAGTTCTAATAGAATCTAATTCTTTTTTAGTTCTATCAGCAATATTTTTAGCATTATCAATAGAGTCTCTGGTTTTATCAATATCCAATAGAAGTATACTATCTCTTGATTTGATATCAACCAAATCTTCTTCAAGTGTTCTTATGTTTTTATTTAAAGAATCTCTTTTTTTAATCAGTTTTCTATTATCTTCTTTTAAAAGTTCAATTTCGTCTTTGTAAGAATCATCAATATCAAAAAAAGACTTATAACCAAAAAAGATAACTAAGGCGAACAAAACTAATATTATTATATTTTTCATACTCATATTTATATTCATACTTAATATTTTATTTTTAATATATATAAAAAAACACAGTCCATGAAAAATAAAAGAATAAAGCTATTCGAATCATACTCAAATTCTTACCAAAGAGAAATACCCAGGGATTTCTTTAACGAAGCCAAACTACTTAAATGTATGGGTGTATTAGCTTTAAAGATTTTAGATGATTTGACACCTGAAGGTATAGTGATAGAAATCCCAGAGACAGGTCAACCTTTTGAAATAGAAAGACAGGAAGAACATGATGGTTTATGTGTTAGTAACTATACTGTTGAAGTAAATGGTGAAGAATATTTAGTATATTCCAAATATAATTCAAAGTCTAATTTCCCCCTATATATAGTGGATGATGAATACAACGAAGCAGAGGTCTTTGATGAAAAGGGAAACTTTTCAGAAGATTTTATAGAAATGTTTTCATAATTTACATTTAAAGTGTATATTTGCAGAAATATTAAATTATGATTGATAAATTATACAGCTTTGACTTCGATAAAACTTTATGCTTTTCACCAGAGCCAATTGAGGGGAAAAAAGTTTGGAAAGAAAAAACCAACACTGATTGGATGTACAATGGGTGGTGGGGTAAAGCTGAAACACTAGATCCAGATATATTTTATGTTCCTAAAAATGAATGGGTTTATAAGCACTACTTAGATGCTCAGGCTGATTCTAATTCATATGTTATTTTAGCAACAGGTAGGCTTGATAAAGTCAAAAACATGAGAAGAAATGTTGAGTCCATCCTTAGAATGCATAATATGGAATTTGATGAAATACATCTAAATAACAAAGGTGATACATATAGGTTTAAGATAAGTCTATTTGAAAGTTTAATAAATAAAACTAAGTGTAAAGAATTTGTTATGTACGATGACAGACATGAACATTTAGTTAAATTTGAAGAATGGGCTAAACAACAGTCTTTACCAATAACAATAATAGATGTTATAAACAAAACTGAAAAACAATTTAATAAATAAAATTATGTCAACAATTACAGAAGAACAAACAAAAACAGAAGTAGAAGAAATTCTATCAAAACCTTATAGGTTAGACTTACACAATGACGACCATAATTCTTTTGATCACGTGATTAAATGTCTAATTAGTATATGTGGTCATGAGTCTGAACAGGCAAACCAATGTGCGCACATTGTTCACTTTAAAGGTGTGTGTGATGTTAAGTATGGAGATTTTGAAACAATTTCAGAAATGAAAGAAAAGCTTTCTAATGAAGGACTTAGCGTGACCATGGAAAAGAATGGTTAATTATCTTTTGAACCAATCAGTACCTTTATTACCATAACCCCTACTTGTACCATAACCAGTAGATTTACTACCTAATGTATTTCTTTTAACACTAAGGAAATGTCCGTAATCTACTGGTTCTATGTATTCCGAATTTTTCATACAGTTATTTATATACTCAGACATTTCTTTGTCCATATATTTAGACATCCACTCGTTTACCATTTCTGAGAATTCCTCCTTATCAAACATTGAACTAGCATTAACAATTGTCATAACGCAATCGTCATTACCTGAATCTGCCGCATATCTTATGTTACCAGAGCTTGTAGTGTGCTTCACAAAAGTTGTTATTTCTCTTATAGTATCTTCATGTGTTATATCAAATGATTTACTAAGCATCAAATCTTGATAATCTTTGACGATTAAGTTTTTATTAGATCCAACTTTTAATCCCACTTTCTTTTCTTCCGAATCCACTCTATGTTTATACCTAGTGAATATAAATGAACCATAATCGTTCATCCCATCAAATACGTGTGGCAATTCCGCAAGTAAAGTATTTCCATAATTATTAAGCTCCAAAACCACTTTTAAATTGTCGGGATTAAAGTAATCAAAACATAGAATATAAAGAACCTCAGCTAATTGCTTTAAGGAAATTATATTACTTCTATATATCCCAATTTGTTGCAATTTAAAGAAGTCAGTAATGGAATCATATTTTTCCTTTTGAGATTCAATTAACTCTTTATCTTTGTTATTTATCCTAAATATATTTATAACAGAATAATCCTGACCTAACCCCTCTGCTAAATCAACGGACATGATTATCTTATATTCCTTTCTTTTTATCGGATTAAATATATCATGATCATCAACCCATGTTAACCCATCATAGGAAAATGGAAGCTTATCTTCAAATTCATATATTTCTTGCCATTCGTAGTTTATTTTATTATTAAGTAAATGATCAATTATATTCTCATTTAATAACGATTTACTAGCATTCACAAACCTAAGACCATACTCTTGGTTAAAAGCATCTTCTCCACCAATATCTTTTATAGCTTCTTCCTTCCACGTTGTAAGTTCTGCAACTTCCATAAGTGAAACTTGTTTACCATCTGGCTTTGTAAAATTGAAACTCTTAACATCAGAATCTTCACACGATTCGTTATTATGAACATCAATAACATTTTTTTGCATGTCATTATTCCAATACATTTCCACTTTTGTCTTGTCACCGAATTCTTCATATACCTTATCATAAACATAATCAGCTTCTAACTTTTGTTCGTATAGTTTATGATCATTTAACCTTACATACGTTACAAACCTACCAGGAACTTGATACCAATATACTCTTATTGGGTTATAGTTGTTTTTCTGTGGATCACCATCAGGTCTCTCAGCATCAGTAAGAAGCTTATGAAATAAATTCATACCATTAGGTGTTGAGGTTATTATTATTTTAGAGTTTTGAATAGCTGATACAGTTGGATAGGCTGCTGTATAAAAGGCATTTATAATATTCGATGGTATGTGTGCAAACTCATCAAGGTACAAAAGGTCAATGGTAAAACCAACCGCAGGTGTTTTTGTTCTTGCAGATGTTTTTATCCTACATCCATTTTCAAATGTTATAGATTTTTGATTCCAAACCTTAACTCCGTTCTTTAGGAAAAATGGCAGTAATGTATAAATAGATTTTATTTTGTCAACAATCTCGACCACAGTATCGCCTTTATTAGCAATAATCATAACGTTTTTATCATTATTAAATAATAAAAAGTGCAGTATAAAAATAGACGAAGAAATAGTATTATGTGATAATATTCCATTAGTGTAATACCTGTGATTTGGATGGTCTACTGTAGTATCAAACATAGATGCTTTAAATCTTGTTTTTGATATATTTTCTACTATTTCTAAACCATTATCTGTTTGTATATAATCACCGTTCTTAATATCTCTAACAAAAACTTGATTTAAATCCTTATCAAAAACAATATGGTTGTCTGCACATTTTAATTCATAACTCTTTGTTTTTAAAATATAATGTTTATAAGGCTGTGTTATATGTAAATCGGAAATTGGTTGTAAGCCAGTATCAGTTTTTACTTTTATATTTGAGAGTTTTATACTATTAATTATTTTCTTAGATACATCATTTTCATCTAATTTTAAATTTATATACTCTATCCATTCTAAAAATCTTATTAACTTACGTGTTGCTCTTATTAAGAAACTTATCAAAACTTTATTCATAATGTATATATAAAATATAATAAGTATAATTTTTCGAATTTATATATACAATATGTTACTATCAAGTTATTCTAAAATTAAAGTCACATCCTATAACTACAAAAAGTTATTAAAGTCTTATGGTGATAAGATAGACATAGAATTAGATGAAATTTTACATTTGCCCATAGAGTTACTACCTGATGGATCTGGATATAAAGTTGATGTTAAATGTGATTTTTGCAATAAAGAATATTCTACTGAGTGGAGAAAGTATAGAAAAATTAAAAAAGATGGTAGTAAAGACTGTTGCTCTGAGAAAAGATGTATCATAGAAAAACGGAAAGAAACAAATATAAGTAACTATGGCGTTGATAATCCTATGAAAAGTGATAAAATAAAAGCTAACTTAAGATCATCTATAAAAGATAAATGGGGTGTTGAACATTATTCTAAAACAGATGAATATAAAGAAAAAATAAAACAAACAGCAATAGATAAATGGGGTGTTGAACACTATTCCAAAACAGATGAATATAAAACCAAATTCAAAGAAACTGTTATGCACAAGTACGGTGTTGATAATCCATTCAAATTAGATGATGTTAAGATTAAAATTAAAGAAACCCTTCTGAATAAATACGGTGTTGATAATTTTTCAAAAACAGATAACTATAAAAAAAAGGTAACTAAAACAAGCTTAAGTAAATGGGGTGTATCTTCTTATTCAAAAAGTGATGAATGTAAGAAAAAAGTAAAAGAAGATAATATCAAAAAATGGGGTGTTGATAATTATAAAAAAACAAGTAATAGCTTAGTAGATACTATAATAGGAAGTGATATAAATCATATTTCTTATGAAGGAAACAAGACACATAAGTTCAAGTGTAAGTCTGGTTGTGTTTTCAAAATAAAATCTGATAACTATCTAAAGAGGAAAAATGCAAATATACCAATATGTACCGTATGTAATCCAATAGGTGAATTAGTTTCTATAAAAGAAAAAGAACTATTAGAGCATATAGAAAGTGTTTATAAAGGAAAAATAATAAAATCATACAGAGATAACTTAGAGATTGATGTTTATCTACCAGAATTGAAAATAGGCTTTGAATTCAATGGATTATATTTCCACTCTGATAAATTCAAGGATAAAAATTACCATATAAACAAAACTAACTATTTTAAAGACAAGGGAATTAGAATAATACACATCTGGGAAGATGATTGGATTCATAGGAATAATATAATAAAGTCACAAATAAATAATTGGTTAGGTATATCCGATAAGATATGGGCTAGAAAATGTGAAGTTAAGTTTATAAATAATTCTAAAATAGTTAATAAATTTTTAGATGAAAATCATATACAGGGTAAATCACCTTCTAGTAAAAAAATTGGTCTATATTACAACGGCTTACTTGTTTCTGTAATGACATTCACTAACTTAGAGGGTAGAAAAAGGATGAGCGATGGTAATTGGAACTTGTCTAGATTTTGTAATTTAACAAATACTAATATTGTTGGTGGTGCTTCTAAAATGCTATCTTTTTTTGTCAAAAGTGTTAACGTGGAAAGGGTTATAAGTTATGCTGATAAAGATTGGTCTAATGGTAGGTTATACACAAAGCTAGGATTTGATAAATTATATGATACAAGACCTGATTATAAGTATATACTAGATGCTAAAAGGATTCATAAATCTAATTTCAAAAAGTCAAAAACTGGTATTTCAGAAAATGAATTAAATTTATTAAAAGTCTGGGATTGTGGGAAAATTAAATTTGAAAGAAAGATTACCTAATTCTCTTCAAGATAATAAAGGAAATCATATAATTTAACCTTTAACCTTTCTAAAAAGGTCAATTTTCTTTCTTTAGAGAGCATTTTATAGTATAGCTTACCCAATCTAATATCATATTGATAATTATCTTTCTCAATCGATATAATGGTGTTAAAAGATACACATTTTCCAACCTGACGGCTAGCCATTAATATATTGAATCTATTCTCTACAAAATCATCTAATATATCTGATTGGTAATCTCTTAGTTTTATATGTCCAGTTGATCCATCTTCTCTTTTAACTTTACAATATTTCTCAATAAAATAATGTATATCTAAAGCACATTTTACATATTCTTGTTGTTCATCATTGGTCATTTTAAATGCCACCCCACTTCTTCTAACACCAACTTCACCTTTTAACCAAGGGTTTTCGAATCTCTTAACCAAGATACCATCATTTATCTTATTTGTCATTTCCTCTACAATCTTAGAGGTAAAAACCATTTTCTTTTCTTTAGCCATAATCTATATAATTTTTTTAATGAGTCCCTGTTTTAATTCGTGGTTTCTTTTATTGTACTCATATTTGCTTATTTCGTCATACAATTTAAAATCTTCTTTATATATAACTTTTAGGTATTCTATACTTTTATCAGAATACTCGAACTCATTTCTTTCTGACACATTTTTCTTAGGTAAGTCAATAGAAATATCCAACTCATTGTTTAACATATCAACTTCTTGGTTCAAGTTTTCAAACAATAATACTCTATAAGGATCATCAACCCATCCAATTTGCGGATGAAATACCCAGTTAGTAAATATTTTAACACCATTCACATCTCTGGTATCTCTAATGAACCTGTAGCCATCAGGACTGAATTTTATTAAGCCCTGTATTAATTCCTCGGGTGTTTCGTATAATCTAGACTTTGATTTAGTATTTTTCTTAATATAAAAGAAAGCTGAGGTAAATCTGTCTATGGGATCTCTCAATACTATGATTTGCTTTAAACCTTTGACATATCTGAACAATACCCCATGTCCGTGAAACTCTATTTTTGTTATGCTTTCAATTTCATCTTTGAACGATGTGCCAGCAGTTTTAGGTATATGAATAAATGCATACTCAGCATCTTGATGTCTTTTTCTTCCCATACTATTATATATTATTTTTAACAATTAGTAAAAAGTTGATTTTTCTAATTTATATATACATTATGAAAACTAAATCAAAAGTCGGATTTTCGATAGACACACCAGTAAGAAAAGAATTTTACGAATATTGTGAAATAAAAGCTATAAATAAGTCAAAGCTTGTTAATAAGTTAATAAAAGACTTTTTGGATAGTTCTAAAAAATAAAAATATTATGTCAAAAACAGATAAAGAAAAGAATAGAATACAAGATGAGTTTGATAAAATTCAATCTGAAAATAGTGATTTTGATATATCTAAACACTTAGCTGATCCAGAGGATCTTCCAGATTTAGGTGAAATCAGTATTTATGATTATGATGCAGACTTAACCATATCAAAAGAGCAATCCTTAGACGTTCTAGGCTCTTTAATTGACCTATATCTAAGTGATGTGCCACAATTAAAAGAACATCCATATATAAAGAATAAAATGAAGGAAGATGCCATGGTATACTCTGAGGCAATATTCTTAGCTAAGATGACAAGAAAAAACTTTCTCAATCAATTAAAACAAGTTGATAATGGTGACAACTCTGCAAGAATGCATGAAGTTGTTAACCAAACAATTGGACAAGTTAGAGAGAACTCTAAATTTCTATCATCACAAAGAACT